ATGCCCGACTGGGTCTCCGCCCGCCGGCGGGAGATCGGGGCACGCATCCGTACCGCCCGCGAGCACGCCGGCCTCACCCAACTCCAGCTCGGTAACCGCATCGGTCGCGACCACCGGACCATCCACCGCTGGGAATACGCGACACGCACTCCCAACTTGGCGGACCTGTTGTTGCTGGCTCACGCCGTCGACGTCCCGCTTGAGGAACTGGTGAAGTGACGACGAGCTGCTAGCGAACGGACGCCCTGCCCCATCACGTCATGAGCGGTCGTCCATCCCGGGACCGGCGGAGCTTAGGGGGCTGCCGGACCCGGGGGTCTCACATGCGTGTGCCGATCGCGACCCGGTCGTTGTCCGTCAGCCGCAGGATCGCCCGCAGCACGATCAGCATCCGCCGCTCATCGAGATCCGGAACGACCGCCAGAGTGATGTGACCGATGCCCACGATCGAGAGGACGAGGCCGAGGAACGCCCGCTGGTGGTCGTCCAGCCCCAGCGCGTAGGTGCGCCCCATCAGGCCTTCCCAGCGGCATATCGGCGTGCCGTCTTCGTCGGCGACAAGCGCGGCGCGGACGTTCGCCCGGTCGAGGATTGTCTCCTCGTCGGCCAGGGCCTGCGCGGCGATACGGTCCCTGCCGTCGTTCGCGGACTTCACGAGCAGTTGGCCGAGCGTAGGGCCCCCGCTGTCGCGGGCTGCGGTCGTCGTGATGATCGTCATGCTGACGCCTCCCCAGGAAGTCGATGCTCGCCCGCAACAAGTGCGTCGGCGAGTGCGGTGGGGTCGGTGAGGAGCCCCGATCCGTCGGGGCGGTTGAGCCAGAAACGACCCTCCAACTGCCAGCCCGTCGGCGGGCAGCGCAGCGTCCACCCGGGGGGCCGCACATGGACGTTCCGAAGCTCCGCGAAGGCGCCAGCGCCGTCGGCTGGCACAAGCCACCAGGCCACGTCCGTCTCCGTGTCGGCGAGGACGGGGCCGTGCTGCTGCCCGTTGAGGGCGTGCATCGCGGCGAGCAACTGGGTCTCGACCGCGATCCAGTGCGTGCCGGTGGCGATCGGGGCGAGCGCTTCCTTCTCCCATGTCATGCGGACGACGGTCGGATGCGGGGAGCATTCTGCGAGCCACTTGTCCCCAGCCTCATACAGCCGGGCAATGCTCTTGGGTACGGCCATGTCCGTGCGCCTCCATCCGTCCGGGCTTGTTACGGACCGTACGAAAACGGCAACTGCGGGCTCTACGTTGGTGCGCATTGGTGCACCGATTCATCCGAGTGCGGCGATCGCGTTGTGAATGAGGGACCGGGCCTTGTCTCCGTGGACCGCCAGGGCGGCGAGTTCCTGGAACACGTCGACGTACATCCCGAGCTCGCGTGGCTGGGTGATCGTGAGGTAGCCGGAGACCAGCTCGACAGCCACCTGCCCACTGTCGAAGATCCAGAAATCCTCAACCGGGCGCATCGCTGACCGGTCCGGCTGCATCGGCACGAGGCCCAAACTGACGTTCGGCAGAAACCCCACGGTGAGCAGGTGGCGCAGTTGCTCGCGCATCACCTCCCGGCCGCCGATCCCGTTCCGCAGTACGGCCTCCTCCAGCACGAACGCGAAGGTGCGGCGCCCCTCGTACAGGACGTGCTGACGGTCCATGCGCTCGGCGACCGCGGCATCCACATCGTCGATGAGACGGCGGCGGCGCCGGGTTGCGTGGAGGATCGCGGTGGTGTAGCCCATGGTTTGCAACAGCCCGGGGATCAGCCAGGAGTCGTACACGCGGTGTGCGCGCGTGCGCTCGTACAGGGAGCGGACGGACTCCTGAGCGGCCTTGAGGCCGGACCGCTCCATGCGGTGCCACTCAATCCACATGCCCTCCACGGCCCGCAGCGCGGCGACGAGTTCCTCGGCCTGGTCCTCGACAGCGCACGCGCGCGCCCACGCGCGCACATCCTCAGGCGCCGGCGCCGTCCGAGCGTTCTCGATGCGGGAGACCTTCGAGTGGCTCCAGCTGGTGCTCAACGCGAGCCCGCGCACCGTCAACTCTGCGTCCAGGCGCAGGTCTCGCAGCCGGGCGGCGAGGGCCTGGCGTGCGGCTTGGGCGCTGGAAGACGGTGGCGCGGGCATCGCTGTACTTGGCTCAGACCTTGTAGTCCTGGTGCGGGGTGGCTCTCTCCCAGACGGCCTCGAACGCCGTCGCACACAGGCGTGCGACGGCAGGGTCCTCGGTCCACTCCTCGCCGAGGACATCGCCGTCGCCGGAGAAGTGCGCGAAGCGGACCAGCGCGCCGTCGAACAACCAGAAGTCGTTGCCTGGCAGCGCGATGTCCGACGCCTGCCGACGGGGCAGCCAGCGGACTTCTTCCCCTGCGGAGAGGTTCAGCGGTGTCGTGGCGTGCTCGTAGCGGATGTAGTCGGTGACCGGCTCGGACACGATGCGGGCCCGACGCATGACGACTCCGCGCGCCATAGCCTCCTGGACGAGCCCTGTCCACGGCCGGAAGTACTCGACCAAGTCGGGCTGGTCGCCACGCTTCCACGACAGATACGTCGGATCGTCTGGCGTGTAGCTGTCGCGCATTTCGAGGTGGAAGGCCGTCCGACGTGCGGCCTGTAGGCGTTCGGTAAAGCTCACTTGCCGCCCTCGATGTCGCGGAGGAACTTAAGCATGATCTTCGGCAGGCGGATGATCGTCTCGTGGTCCGGAACGTCGGTGGAGTGGCCGGGGATCGAGCCGATTTCCTGGCACGCCTTCACTTCGTCCTCTGTGGCTTTGTAGGACTGGATGAGCACGTCGCCCGTTTCCTCGTCGAGCCAGATCGTCGGCGATTCCACGTGCGGCGTGTTCGGGATGATGCCCACGAACCTTAGCTGCATGACGTTTCTCCCTCGCATTGGTTGTTGCAGGGTGGTGCACAACACCGTCGTCCGTGCGGCGACCACTCGTCAAGACGGCGTCACGCCAAGTAACTTCGACCGGGCATGACGAAACGGCCCCCACCGCCCGAAGGCAGTGGGGGCCAAGCTCACACACCTGTCCGGTTGTACTCATCCACCCGAGGCGGCGGTGCCGGCGGCTCAACACCATGGCCGCGCATCTGTGTCGTCAACTCGCCCACATACCAGGCGAACGCACGCACCAGCGACCTCAACGACCGCACCTCATCACGGGTCGACGTCAGCTCCGCCCGCAGCTCAGTCTTGATCGCATCGAACGCGGCCCGATCCTCCGCCCGCTGGTTCGGCTCCGCCTGCGCCTGCGCGGCCGCCCGCGTAGCCTCCGCCGTCGCCGCGGCCGCCTGCTTCGTGGCCCGCGCGGCAAACAGGCCAGCGAGCACCATGCCGACCGTCCCGATGACGGCCACGACCCCCGCCCACAACGTCACAACGCCCCGCCTTTCCGGGCGGGTCTCAGCACGTGGGGGACCGAATACTCGGGCACCGCGCTCGCCCACAAGATGACCCCGCAGTGCGAGGTCAGGTACCAGATTGCGACGTACGCGCCGCGCGAGTACTGGCCGCTGACGACGGCGGCCGTGTAGGCGATGGCCCACACCGTGGGGGGAATGAGCGCGGCCACGAACCCGTACCGGTCGCGGCCGATCCGCAGGAAAGCAGAGGTGCCGGTGACCAGTCCGGCGATGATCCACAGCCATGCCCAGTGGCGCAGTGAGCAGACGTCGGTCAGTAGTTGAAGTCCGTGGTCGGCGGGCGGGTCCACCAGGAAGGAGATACCCCAGCAGGTCTTTCCGGTGCCGATGATGAGCAGGAAGATGCCGCGACGGCCCAGCTTGTCGTGCAGCCGCCGGACCGCCGCGCGCATCAGACGCCCTTGGCCGTGGACGCGCTGTTCGTAGCGCCCCGCCAGCGGGCGGCGAGGCCCTTACCCAGGGATACGACGGCAGCGAGTCCCCCGGTCCCGACCGCCTGCCAAAAGCTGGCGTGAAACATGTCAGCGGGCCCCGCAGCCACGACCACGGCGGTGGTGCCGCCGAGGAAGGACCAGACGATGCGTTCCGCGAGGTCTCTCGCGTAGGTGGCTGCGGTCTTCACCACGGTGTCGACCTCGGGCAGGTTGATCTCAGACATGACGGATCGTTCCTCTCAGACGTTGGGGACCTGGAGTTTGGACCAGGACGCGGGGCCAGGCGGCCAATTGGCGGCCGCGCCGGTGTAGCCGAGCGATCGCTGGAAGGCCTCGTATGCGTTGACGTCGGCCTGCCCGAGCTTCGGCCCGGGGCCGACTGCGTAGTACCGGCCGAAGCCCTTCTTCACGAGCTGCTTGCCCATGGCGGTGAAGATCTTCGAGGAGCGGCCGAGCGCGGGCTTGCTCTCCTCCATGAAGAGGGACGCACCCGGGAACGGCTCATAGACCGGAGTCGGCGGGGTCGCGCTGCCGGTACCGGCCGGACGTGGGGCGCCCTTGCCGACCCACGCGTACAGCGGGCCGCCGGGGCACTCGGTGGCGTAGCCGTCCTTGTGGCCTTTGATCTCGGTCCCGGCCCCGTGCTCGTGCAGCAGGTCGATGCCGTCGCGGATCGCTCCGAGCATGGCGTCCGTCGGCTTGGTCAGTCCCTCGCTGCCGACCAGGCCGACGATCGCGTAGTGCGCGATGTTGAGCGGCTGGTTGCCGTTGGCGCCGGTCCGCTTGCCGATGCCCCGGCCCTCGAGGAGGTAACCGTGGGGGCAGGCGCCGTAGTTGTAGGCGATGTCGGAGTAGTTCTCCTTGGTGTTCGCCAGGTGGGACTTGCGGATGGCCTTCCACTCGGCGATGCACGCGTCGTGGTCCGTGAGGAGCTTCGTTGAGACGGGGGTGCCCTCGTAGTGGACCTTGGTCCCCTTCGTCGAGGTCTGTATCGGTGCGGCGGAGGCGGGCCAGCCAAGGGCCGCGCGGGTGACGAGCTTCATCGGTTGGTCTCCGGCCGGTCTTCGGCGGTGGCCTGGTCGCCGACGACGTGGTCGGCGACTGAGGCCGCGCCGGCGATCCAGCCGCCCTGCACGGTCTCGCCGAGGTCGTCCCAGGCGGGCATGGGGCGGCCGTCGTGGGTGAGTCCGCCTACTGCCTCGCTGTAGGCGAGGTAGTTGAGCTGTCCGAGTTCGATCGGGGAATGCGGTGCCATGAGCCCTCCCGGGCATAGAGAAAGCCCCGGCCGGAGGGCTCGGGGCTGGGTGGTCGAGGGTGGCGGTCAGGCCGTCAGACGCGCTCCGGCCATGCCCAGTGAGACGGGCCCTCGCCCTCGGTGCGCGAGGTTGCCCAGTACGTGTCACTGCCGTCCAGGAACACCTGGAGGTTGGCCGTAGTCGTCTCCGGGTGGAAGACCCGCACGACCATCGCCGGGCAGACGTCGCCCTCGGCCGCGTGGTTGCCGACGTGCGCGACGTGGCCGTCAGCCCCGGCATGGCCCGGGTCGGAGGGACCGGAGAAATTGCTGCGGAACGCCTGGAAGTCGGCGCGGCGCTTGTTGATCGCGTCGGCGTCCTGCTGGCTGAGGGTGTAATGGACGATGCGTCCGATGGACGGTTTCAAGGGTGCCTCCTGGGCATGAAGAAGCCCCGCACCAGGCGATGCGGGGCCGAGTCGGGCGACGATCAGACGGTCGAGGACGTCACCTCGTACTGCGTCGCACTGACCGTCACATTCGGCAGCGAGGAGAACGCCGCCTTCACCGCATCCACGACGTCCTGCTGCGTCACCCCCGGCAGCGAGAACTCGCCGTCGAAGCGCACCTGCACCGACGCGCGGGCGTCGACGTTCGTCACGTCGTACGCACTGACCTCAATGAACGGGTAATCCATCTCGTCCTCCTCGACTCAGGCCGCTACCTCGTAGGTACCCGCCGCCCGCAGCGCATCGCTGTTCGCCCACGTCCACGGGGAAACCGCGTCGATGACACCGCTGGACGTGACCGCCACAGCGTCCGGGCGCCCGGACGACACCTCGAACTCGAAGGTCGTCGACGTGGTCACGCGCGCGCGGATAGCGAGCCGTCCCATCGTGCTGGCGACGCTCGCGTCGGAGGCCTCACCGTGGCCGCAGATCTGAGAGATCACACCGCCTGAGACGGGCATGCTGAACCGCCAGTTGTCGGACGCCCCTCCGCCGCCGAACGCAGTCGTCGACCCGAAGATGATGTCCAGGCGCCAGTGCACGGTGAGCGCGGTCTGCGCGTACCGGGCGATGATGGCCGCGTTGCCGAAGCTGGGCGTGTTGTTGCCCGTTGACGTCGTCCACACCGGCGTCCAGTCCTGCCACACCGGCGAGATCGACGCCATCCGCGCCTGATTCATGATCATGCCCGGCTGCCACGGCTCATACGGCACGACGTGCTCCTCTCCTACAGGGCCACCACGGCAGGCCGCTCGACGCGGACCTCCGCGCCGGCCGCTTGGCTCTTGCTCACTCCGTTGACCCCCCGGGCCACCGTCCACACCTGCGGAGTCGGCACCGCGAACTCGTCAAAGAGCAAGTTCGGCGACGAATTGGTGTTCCCCGTCAGCGCGGTCGCCGCCAGCCCGACCTGACCGGCCGCGATCGGCGTGGTCACCACCGTCTGCTCGGAGTGCCACACCGCAGGCTCCAGCGCACCGACCGGCCACACCCGCACCTGCACCAGATGCCCCGTCAGCCGCACCCGCACCTCGAACTCGTCGGCCGCCGCGTACGTGTACGGCAGCGTCACGGCCGACCCAACCTGGGTGGTGGCCCGGGCCACCGACACCTGCATGGCGCCCGACAGCCCGAAGTGCACCCGGGCCAGGTAGTAGTCCGTGGTCGACGTCCAGCGCATGACGACGGCTGGGGTGAGGGCGGCGCCGGTCGCGACCGCCGAGACCGACATGCGACACCGGACCTCGCAGTCCGCGACCGCGCCGGGCAGGAGCTGGTTGCGCACAGAGGTTGGCGTATTGGTCAGCGTCACCACTCCGCGGGCGCCGTTGACCTGCCGCTCGGTAGAGGCGACCCCGCCGGACAACGTCCACGCTTGCCCGTCCGTAGCCGTTCCCCACCCGCCGGCCGCGACCGTACGACCGAACGCGTCGTAGGCCCAGGGCCGGATTGCGGTCGCCGACAGCACCTCACCGGCGATCCTCACCGGCACCGGCAGCTCCGACGGATAGGTCGGCGCCGGGCCGGACGAGGTGATCCACGGCGACGGGCCCATCACCCCGGTCGCCGGGGTGTGCACGGTCAGCGCCGTGTCGGCGGCGGCCGCGCCGGCGGCAAGTGTCGACCCGCCCGGGTTGGCGTCTACCCGCCCCGCGACCGTGTCTCCTACGGCACCCACCAGGTACGGGCCCGCAGGTACACACACCAGGTCGATCTCCCATGTGCGGGGCCGTACGCGCTCCGTGTAGCCGACGACGAGGAGATCCAGCGGGCCCGGCGGCAGGAAATCGGGCAGATCGGTGATCCGGATCAGGTCGCCCTCGGTAAGGTCGAGGACGGCGGGGATCAGCGAGGGCGCACGGTGTAGGAGCAGGGTGATCGTCGGATAGCGGGCCTCGTTCCATGTGCCCAAATAGACCAGCCACCAGGCCAGCGGCTCGGCCTGGCTGTCCTGGTAGAGGTTGTAGTCGTCCGCGTCGTCGTACCGGCCGACGCCGTCCGGTGGGTCCAGCACCGACAGGGCCCCGGTGTCCAGTTCGGCCCGGCCGGAACTCCCGCCGATCCTGGTCACCGTGATGTCGTTGCGGACGTCCATGTCATCGGGTGCAGGGTCGATCGTGGCGAGCCCTCGTTGCCCATACGACAGCTGCAAGACCGGGGCCTGGTTGTACTGCGAGGTGCGGGGTCGGTACCGCAGACCAAGCTGCTCACGGTCCTCCACGAGGATCCCGCCGTCGGCCTCGGCGCATTGCTCCAGCTGTTCCAGGAGAACGGCGGGCCGCTGCGGACCCATCCGGGCCGTGTCCCCCTGGACGCCCGTCACGAGGACCGGCAGGGCCTCCTCGACGGAGAGGCGACGCAAGCGCGCAGCTGCCGTCTCACCCTGGTAGCCGTCGTCAGCACCGTCCATGACCTTGGTGTCCGTGGCCTGGAAGACCGCGATGTGCCCGATCGTCGTGCCGTCCATGCCCGTACCGAAGCTGCTTGACACGCTGCGGACCCGACCCACCTGACCCGCAAACGAGGTGGTGACGAACACGCCCGACGCGGCGACGTTCAGCCAGGCAACGTCGACATCCACGTTGGCGCCGTTCTGCCGGGCGAACAGACGCACACGGTTCTGGCTGCCGAAAAAACTCGGCGTGGTCCCGGCTGTGGTGTTGATGAAGAACAGCTGGGTGCCGTCCCCGTCAAAGGCCTTGATCTGAACGTTGTTCGTCTGGACCTGCACCGTGTAGCGGACCGCCGTGCCAGTGGCCGCGATCTCGAAGAACGTCGCCAGAGACGACGGAGCAGTCGGGATTCGATACACCATCTCGACCTGCCACGGCCCCGTGCCGGAGACCGGCGCCGGCACCTCCCCGGACAATGTCGCGCCTACTTCGACCACGGGCAGGGGTGCCGATCCGAAGAAGCTGTCGTCGCTGGCCATGGCGAAGTTGGTCAGCTTCATGGGCTTCACGCCCTTGAGCGGGCTGTACGCCTGAGTGGCTTCGCTGTCGTCTTCCATCGGCCAGTAAGCGAGGAGCGTCGGATCCGACGGAATGCGGCGGCGGAGAGTGGAGGCGAGCGCCTTCTTGCCCTGGTTGAGGCGGCGTAGAACGCCGGCCCCTTCCCCTTCGACGGTGATGAGCTGGCCGGCCCCGCTCCACCGCGGCGGCCAGTCGGAGTACTCGCCACGGAAGCGGATCCGCTTGTTGCTGATTGCGGCACCGTTGACCAGCGTCCACGTCAGACCGGTGGCGTCCACGAAACTCGTGGCGCCGATCGCCGGAGCGGTGAAGTCCACGCTCGCGACGACGGTGCCGTTGATGCCGTTGCGGAGCTGCGCCGCGTACACGCTGCCCGAGGGCGCGGTGAGGGCGAGCGTGTCGATGTCTCCGACGGTGAGCGGTGCGGTCGACGTGAAGATGGCGCCCGTCGGCGTCGTGTTCGTGGTGCCGAGCTGGGTCCATGTGCCGTTGATCGACGGAGAGGTGTAGTACGTCACCGTGCCGGTCGCGTTGTCGCGAGTGACGCGCAGCGCGAGCCGCCCTGACGGAGGGACTGGCACCGGCACCGACGAACTGTAGGAGAGCACCGCGTTGCCGTCGGTGCTCGCGCGCAGCCTGAGCCCGCCCGAGTCGCTGATGGACATCTGCCAGGAGCGCTGGTTGCCGGTCGTCAGGTACTTGCCGAACAGCTCGACCTCGGTGTTGGCCTGCCAGTTGAGCAGGGACACCTCGACCCGCGCGTCCAAGTTCCCGGAGATGTTCAGGGCGGTCGCCGTTGGAGTGGTGGCCCGGGCGTTGGGGGCGTCGTCGGGCAGGAGCAGCCGCTGCGGCCCTGCCTGGACGGACACACGCATCGGAGTGTTGCGGCCGATCAACTGGTAGTAAGGGCTGCGCGGGTTGTCCGGCGAGAACAGGCCGTTCGGTGAGCGCAGCGTGAGGGAGCAGGAGGCCGGGTCGACCGCCTGCCCCTCACCCGTCCGCCCGCGCGTGTGCGTGATGATGTCCCGCGTCAGCGCGTACTGCGTGACGTCGGTCCACACCCCACCGATCTGGATCTCCGTCCGCGCGTTGAGCGAGTCCTCAGGGAACGCCATCAGTTACTCGACCTCGTTCCCGTGAGTGCCAGGTCGACGTCACCGCCGGCCTTATTGCGGATGCCGCGCCGCATCCGGCCGACCAGGTAGTCATCCTCGCCGCGGCCCGAAGACCGAAGCTCCAACACAACTTTCTGCGAGGCAGCCGCGCGGGCCCGCGCAGACGCCATGTCCCACGACCCGGGTGCCGGGGTGTCGACCAGCGACTGCATCGACGCGTTGACCGCGCCACGCTGGCCTTCGACACCCTTGATCAGGCCCTGCGCCGTGTACTGGCCCACCAGCGCCATCACCCGCGACGGGCTCTTGATACCGAGCGCCTTGCGGATGCTCGCCGACATGCTCTTCGCGAGCTTCGCCATCTGCTTCTCGATGGCCTTCTCCTGAGACTTCAGCCCGGCGACTAGGCCCTGAGCGGCTTGGATGCCCGCCCCATACATCGCGTTGCCGGCCGTCGTACCCGCCTGCCCCGCCGCCGTGACCAGCGCCGCCTGCTGGCTGTTGATCTGCTTGACCTGCCCTGACGTTGCGTTCGCCAACGCGGCGGCTGCGGACGAGCCCTGCTCCACTCCGGCCTGCGCGATCTGCGCGATCAGGTCCGCCCGCACCCCCTTCTTCCGCAGCTGCGCAAGGTTCTTCGCGAACAGCTGCGCGGCAGCGGTGTCGGACTTCAGCCCGGCGAGGATCGACTCCGCGGTCTGCGGCCAGCCGCCGGTGTCCTGCTTGGTGATGTCCGCGCCTTCGAGGACGCCCTTCTTGACGTCCGCGGCGAGCGCGTCCCGTGCCTTGATCTGGTCGGCGACCTTCTTCGTCGCCGCCTTCATCCGGGTAGCCAGGCTCGCTTCCTTGGAGGCGAGGGCGGTGAGTTGCTTCGTCCCCTTGGAGATCGTCGCGAGCGCCTTGGTCCGCTTCTTCCCGGGGTTGAGGCTGTCGCGGACGAGGTCGGCGAGCTTGGTCGAGGCGGACTTGACCTGCTTCGTCGACCCGGTGAGGCCATCGATCAGGCCGCGGGCGATCCAACGGCCCTGCGCTTTGGTGACCTTCGAGGGCGAGTTGATTCCGAGGGCCTTGGCGATCGGCCCCGGAATCGCACTCCTGGCCCACCCCATCAGGGTGGAGCGCAGCCAGCCGCCCATCGAGCTGATGCCGGACCACAGGCCCTGCACCACGTTCTGGCCCTTGGTGTACAGCAGGTTGTTGAGGCTGCCGACGCCCGCCGAGGTCCGGGCAGGCAGGCCGCGTACCCAGCCGATGAACTCGTTGCCCTTCCGCGCCGCTCCGTCCTTGAAGGACTGCCAGTGACGCGAGGCCGAACCGGCGAGGCCGGAGCCCATCGGAGACAGCGCCGCCGTGGCCCGGCCAGGCAGTTTGTTCACGTCGCCGATGAAGCTGTTCCACTGGCGGCTCACGGGTCCGGCGATGTACCGGGTCCACAGGCCGGAGAACCAGGCGCCGATGGCAGAGCCGAGGACGTTCATCGCAGAGCCAGCCTGGCTGGCCTTCGCGGACACCCATGCGTTGAAGGAATTCCACCACTTCGGAACGTTCGCGTTCAGCTCGTCGATCATCTTCCTGGTGAAATTCACCATCATGATCGTCGCAGCCGTCGCGATACCGCCAGCGACCAACATCGGCAGGCTGACGAAGGCCGCAATAAGGGCTGCGGCGATCAGTGAAAGCCGCAGGGCTTGTTCCGGGTTGGACTGAATGTAAGCGGCCAGCCGCTGTCCGGCAGTAGAAAATCCTTCGATGAATTTCGGTGCCAGCTCCGCGAACTTCGCCTTCAGTCGCTGACCCACGAGACCGAAGAAGGCATCGATCCGGTCCGCGCCTTCCTTGCCGCCCTTACCGGCGTCATCCCACATATGCCCCAGTGAGGTCTTCACCGTGTCCAGGGCAGGCATGACGGTGCTGCCGAGGAAGTTGACCAGCCCCTGCTGGAGGCCCCGCTTGAACTGCTCAACTTTCACGGACGAACTGTCCCGCAGTGCGTCGCCCATCTTGCTGGCGGCGCCGCCGACCTTGCCGATGCCGTCAACGGCCTTCGACGGGTCCATGTGGAAGAGGGCCTGACCGAGGTCCTCGCTCTGAGTGCCAAAGAGTTCGGTTGCGATCGCGGCCTGCTTGACCGGGTCCTTGACGTTGCGGAGCTTGTCGAGGGTGAGGTCCAGAACGCCGTTCGCGGTCTTTCCGCCCTTGGCGAATTTCTTCGCCATGTCGTCAGCGGACAGGCCCAGCTGTGTGAAGCCGTCGACTGTAGTCTTCGATCCGTTGATTGCGCGGAGGCTAAATTCCTTAATCGCGTCCGCCGCGATATCAGAATCCCTGGCTCCGTTCTCAATCGCCTGGTTCATCAGGCCAACAGCCTGCGCCCCGCTGACACCGGCTTTCCTGAATTGGGTGCCGTATTCATTGAAGGTGTCCAACAAGTCATCGGCTTTATTTGCCTGTGACTGGAATCCCTTGGTGAGGATATCCAGGCCCTCACCGGCATTCTTTACCAGCCCAGTACGGACCATCTGGCCGACCGCGTTGACTACGCTTCCGAGATCCTGGTCGAAGGTGGTCGCCAGGTCAGAGACCTTCGTGCTGATCGACTCGATCTGCTTGTTCGTGGCCGTCGGGTCAACCAGGCCAGCGCCCATCACAGCGCCGATCGCGTCCGCGGCGCCCTGGAAGTCCTCGGTCACCGCGTTCGCATAGAGCTGCCCTGCGACGTGCCCGTACTTCTTGGCCTCCGGACCCGTCGCGCCGAGCTTCGCACCGAGCTTGTCGGCGATCTTCTCCTGCTCCATCGCGTCGTTGAACGCGGACATGAGCGCGGCCCCGGCCGCCGCGCCGATCAGCAGCACACCTGCCTTCAGCTTGCTGAGCTTCTCCGTCCAGCCGGAGACCGCCTCGTCCGCGCCCTCACCGCCGGAGTCGGAGAGCCCATCACCGACGGCATCGCCTGCATCGTCACCGGCCTGTCGCGCGCCCTGCGTGAGGCCGTCCCCGAACTCGTCGCCCACACGCTGTCCGCCGCGATGGGCCGCAGCTTCTGCTTCGAGGGCGGCCGCTTGGACGGCGTCGACCAACTCGGCGCGCATGTTGCGCCACTGGCCATCCGCGCCACGGACGAAGCCCCCGCCGAGGTTGCGGCCGGCGGACTGCCCGGCATCGTCGGCGTCCTGGCCGAGGCGCTGGCCGGTCTGCCGCATCGCCTGTTCGACACGGCGCAGAGCGGGGTCCACGGTCCGGTCGTCGATGCTGATGATGCCGTTCAGCTCGCCCACGGTCAGGGACATGGCTCACCTCCTGCGTTGCTGGGGCTGTTCGGGAGGTGGCGCGAAGTGCCGATGGAGGCGGGTCTCCGCGCTGAGCAGGCCGTAGATGCGGGCCTGGAGCCATCGCCAGGAGCGGGAGCTGAGGACGCCGTCCCCGACGTCGATGCCGTACGTCTGGTGGAGGTCGGCCTCGATGAGCGGCCACAGGGAGAGGAGGTTGTGCCAGCTCAGGTCCGGGGCTTGCCCTTGCCGTTGCTTCGGGGCTTGGATCCCGCCCTCGTACCACTCGTAGAGGCCGGTGGCTTCGTCGAACTCGCCGCAGCCGACCCCGAGGAGCCGGGCAACTGCCGTCGACGTGTCTCCCGGTTCGGTGCTTTTCCCGGCTGCTGACCCGTCTGCCAGAACTGCTTGGCGGTGTCCTTGTCCGAGGTCACCCAGAACATGGCGGTCAATGCGACGTGCTTGAAGGGGCTCCACTTCACGCCGTCGGCCAACAGCTGGTCGTAGGTGTCTCCGAGACACAGGCGGAACAGGTCCCGCTCCTCCTCGTCGTTGAGGACCGCGGTGTCCGGGGCCGTGCCGCCCGACGCGAGCCGGACCGCCAACGTGGTGACTCGCTCGATCCTGATGCCGTCCTCGGCGGACGGGTCTTCGATCCGGTAGACGCGGGTCGTCCCGTCGCGGCCCTTCACGGGGAGGTCAAGGTAGTCGTCGAGGAAGTTGTCGAGTGCCTCGAAGTCGTTGCGCTCGGCCATCAGGCCACCGGGTTCGTGATGAGCAGCAGCGGGCCGTCGCCGGTGAGGGTCATCTCGACCTGGTCCAGGGCGGTGTACTCGCCGCCGGACGCCTTCCAGGCGACCAGCACGGTGCCCTCGTACGCCTCGGGGAGGCCGTCGCGGTCGTAGTAGCGGACGTGGAGCTGCGAGGCGGACCCGAAGGCGAAGGCTGCCGCCCTGATTGCTTCGTGGGTCGGGTGGTAGACCTTCACTTGGTCGTTGATGCGCCGGTTGATCGTCACGGCCAGTTCCCATGCCTGGCCCGTCTTGGTGTTACCGGCCCACCCGCCCGAGTCGTAGTCCGAGGAGTCCTCGATGTTGGGGTCGGCGGTCGGCTCGAAGTTCGTGACGCCGGGCACCATCTGCCAGTCCGAGCCGTCCTTCAGGGCTGCCATGTCGAGCTCCAGCCGCCACCGGCGGGCGAGCGCAGTGATCGGGGTGGGTGTGGACATGCGGTCCTCCTAGTCGATCAGGTGAGACCCGGACCGCACGGTCCGGAAGTAGAAATTCGCGGTCAGCTCCATGCGCCCTTGCGTGTCCTGACCGATCCACGCCTGCGACTGCCGCCAGGACAGCGAGACGTGGATGCCGCCGCACTCGTAGTGCTGCCGGTTGTGGAAGGCGTTGAACACGGCGTCGGCCATGTCGCCGATCGCGTTCGGGTCCCGGCCCGCGCGCATGCGGAACTGCACCCCGGTGATGGCGTTCGTCGTGTCGTTGTCGTCGACCGGGTAGTCGTTGATGACCAGCGCCCGGTCCGGCTGATCCGGCATGGCGCCTCGGAAGATCCCCGTCTCGTCCGGGGTGATGACGCGTGTGGTGTCGAAGACGCCCACCTCGGCGTCATCGAGGAGACCGGCGATCCCGTTGAGGAGACTGTTGGTGTACTCGCTCACCGCAGCGCCCGCCGCATCTGCGCGGCGATGAGCGCCGAGACCTCGTTACGGTTCGCGTTGAGGGGGCCTTCGAGGTACTTGGCCGTACGCCCGGGCGCGTGCCGGTAGTCGAGGCGCTCGTGCTGGACGACCGCGTACGGGGTGCCGTACGAGACCATCGCCGTCAGGCTCGACGCGTCCACACTGGCCGCGCCCGACTGCATGAGCGGGCTCTCGTCCAGCGGCACAACAGCCTGGGACTCAGTGAGGACGTGCTCTGCGGCGAGGAGCAGACCGCGCGCGGCGCCAGCACGCAACTGCGCTGCCGCAGGGGCCCCGTTGAAGCGAAGCCGGAAGTTCCGCGGCATGACGACCTCCCGCTATTCGAGTTGGATCTCTACGTGGTTGGGGGTGCCGAGCCCCTTGCCGTCGCGGTTCTTCGTCTGGATGACCTTCGTGATCCGACCGGACGGCAGCGTTACGCGGGAGAACGGCGCGGCCGTGATGCCGGGCAGGCAGTACGCGGTCGACGTCGAGGTGACCTGCTCGCCACCGGGCGAACGGACGCCCCGGGTCTGCTCGTCGAGGAGACAGGCCACGCTCACAGGCGGCCCGTACTGGGGGCCTGTGCTGGAGTCCCCGAGGTACGGCTCGATGGTGATCGCGTGCACCAGGAATCGGCGCGGGATCGTCGCCATCAGCAGCCGCCAGAGAACACGATCCAACGCAGCTTCTCCGCAGGGATGTTCTGCAGCGCGCGGATCAGCTTCGGTGCGTAGTACGACGGTCCGGAGCGGTTGTCGCCTGCGCCGTACTGGAGCTGCACGCTGCCGATGACTACGCCCTGGAGCGGGCCGGAGATGTCCGTCTCCGTGCCGACCTCACCCCAGAACTCGACCTGCGCGCACACCGCTTCGGCGAACGCGGCGACGACGACCGGGTCGGTCGGCATGCCATCGTCGTCGACGTCGTAGACCGCGGTCTTCAGGAAGTCCGAGTCGAGCAGCTGCGTCGCACGCTCCAACAGCGCGACCGCGTCCAGCGGCGGCGCGGCGTGGAGCGCGTTCGCGAGCTGCGTCGTGGTCGCGTACGAGCGGACGTCCGCCATGGCCGCCGGAGCCGGGGCCACCGACACCAACTCGTGCTCCACCGAGGCGCCCGTACCGGTGACCGTCCACGACAGTCGCCAGATCCCCGCCAGCGTGTACACCACCGGCGCCGTCCACGTAGCGCCCCCGTCCGCCCCGGTGACCACCGGGCTGACGGTTGTCCCGTCCGGCCGGAGCACCAGCAGCGTCGCCGCAGTGGTGTTGTCGAACGGGCTCACCGTCAGCTTCGCGGTGACGAGGTCTCCCACATCGGGCACGGTCAGCCTCCTGTCGTCGTGGCGGCCGCCAACTGGGGCCCGCTGCTGAATGCCGACAGGCCGGGACCGCTCGTGCTTGGGGTGAGCACCGGGCCGGACATGCTGGTGTCGAGGTGGTCGGCCGGCTGCTGGCGATGACCCGTGAGGGCGAGCGCCTGGTGGTGGTCGACCGCCTGGGTGAGGCGCACCTTGGGGCCGATCAGGGCCCGGGACGTCTCTGCAGCCAGGTCGAGGACACGAGCCTTCGTCCCGGGGAGCGGTCGCGCTGCCTCGGTGCCGGCGGCCGTCGACAGGGCCTGCAACTTCCGGCGTCCGACTGGCTGTGCGCCAGCCAACTCTGCCGCGCGACCCAGAGCGAGGAAGGAGTGGGTGCCGAACTGCTGCGTTACGGAGATCTCTGACGCGGTGCCGAGCGCCAACTGCTTTGCCCTGGCGAGCGGTTGGGCCGCGCTGGTCTCCTCGGCGGCGACGAGGGCACCGGGGATGAGCAGGCGCTGTGCGGCGGTCGTCTCCGACGCGCCCTCCAGTACCCTCCGCTTCCCTCCAGCGAGCAGCCGGGCGGTGCCGGTCTCGGCCGTCGTGCCGAGTGCGTGCGCCTTGCGGCCCGTGAGCGGCTGCGCGGACTCGACCACCGAACTCGTGTCCAGGGCCCGCGTCTTGCTGCCGGTCACGGGCCGAGCTGTATCTGCCTCGCTGGCCAGGCCGAGCGCGCCGACCGATCCGCCGACCAGACTCAGGGCCTCACCGGTCTCGACTGCGGTAGGCAGTTGCCGGGCCTTCGATTGGGCGAGAGGACGCGATGCCGAAGTCTCCTCAGCCGGCGCGAGAGCCCGGCTCCGCCTGCCCGTGAGAGGGCGGGCGGTCGCGGTCTCGTCCGCCATGGCGAGACCGCGTGCCCTGGCCCGGCCGAGTGGCCGAGCCTCCTCTACCTCACCCGCCACGCCCAGCGTGGTGGTCTTTGCACGGCCCAGCGCACGGGCTGTGCTGGTCTCTTCAGCCGCGGTCAGGCCGGACGCCGGAGCGATCGGCATCGCCCGGCTGGACTCCTCCGCCACCTGCAGGGCAGTCGCCTTCGCGGCGCCGACCGGTCGGGCCGTCGCCGTCTCGGCTGCGACGCTGAGCGCCTGCTGCTTCCGGCCGGCGAGAGGCTGAGCCGCTTCGGTTCCGGCCGCGAGCGGCAGCGTCTGGGCCTTGCGTCGGCCCACGGACTGCGCGGTGGAAGTCTCCGTGGCCGGGCCGACCGTGGCCGTATGGACGCCGGTCAGCGGACGGCCTGCATCAGTCTCTGCTGCGGGGGCGAGAGCAACGCGCTTCACCCGCGCGAGTCCCTGGGCCGCTTCCGAGCTGCTCGCGGTGGTGAGCCCTGCCCGCTTGCTCCGGGCCAGGGGCTGCGCGGCCGCGCTCTCGGATGCGAGCGTGAGCGCGCGGGCCCTCGCGCGCCCGGGCGCCTGCGCGCTGTCCGTCTCGCCCGCGATCCCGAGTTGCTGGGACCTTCGCCCGGTGAGCGCCTGCGCGGCATCTGACTCGGCTGCGAGACCTGCCGCCCGGGTCTTCCGGCCGGCCAGCGGCTGTCCGCTGTTCGTCTCCGTTGCGGTTCCGAGCGCTCGCGTCTTCCGGCGGGCGAGGGCCTGCGCGGTGCCGGTCTCCGAGGAGATGCCGAGCGCCCGCGTCTTGCTCTTGCCGAGGGCCTGGCCGGTGTCGGTCTCGGAGGCCAGCGTCACGGCCGCCGTGGTGAGCGGCTGGAAGTCAACCAGGGCCCACAAGGTGCTGACCCTGCGCACGGTGGTCTGAGAGACGTCGCCGCGTACGCCGATCTGAATTCCGTCCAGCGCGGACGGTGTCCATGCCGCCGAGGCCTGCGGGTTGACGTACGCGGTGAGCTGGTACGGGCGCGGGGACTGACCCGCGTGCACGCTCCAGCTGGTGTTCGCGACCGTCACTGACGCCGACTCCTGGACGGTGCCGGAGGCCTGGCCCTTCAGCCGGTAGACGATGCTCGCCGCGGTCGTGTTGTCGGAGGCGACTCGGCCGCCGACCTGCACGAGGGTGATCGTGTCGGAGCTGCCGATGCCGACGGTCGCTCTGTCCTCGACGTTGAAGTCGTCGATGGTGGTCGTGCCGGTGGCCGTGGTCTGGTTGTAGGAGGTCGCGTCGTCCGGCGTCCGCTCGGACACACGGGTGTAATTGTTGGCCGCGCCCGCCGTGCCGCCCACGGCTGTTGCCCAGCCGTTCGCGTCGCCCGCTGCGTTGGGCCGGAGGTGCACGACCGAGCCCGGCCCGGGCAGACCAGCCTGGACGGAGCCCGTGGTGTCGTTAACGGCGACGTCGTCCATGTAGAAGTCGGTCGTCGCCGCCAGCTGCACGCCCATGCGGATGCGGCTGAAGCCGTTGATGTTCGAGCAGAGGGTGTCGGCGAACATCACGCCGTCGAGGTAGCCCTTGAAGGCGGCAACGCCGGACGTGAGGGTGCCGGTGACGTCGTTGTAGTCCAGCTCGATCCGGTACCAGCGGCCCGTGGTGAGGGCGGCCGAAGTACCGGTGAGCGTGGTCTCGGTGAAGCCGTCGCGGAGTACCAGGGTGCCGTCGGTCTGGAGCCTCAGCAGAGCTGGGAAGTAGCCGGACTGTCCGATGCCGTAGATGTTGGTCGCCGTGTCGGGGAGCGTGGCGACCCGTAGGTAGATGCGGTGCAGCGTCCGCATGACGACGCCGCTGGTGATCTGGTGCTCGATGAACTGTGTTGCCGCACTGGAGTTGATCCGCAGGGAGGCCGTGCCCGCGCGGTGGACAGTGGTGGAAATCGTCGGCGAGCCGGTGACGATCACACCGGAGTTGACGCCGAACTCCGCGCTGGTCGACTGGAGTTCGAAGCCGCACGTCCACATCCGCGCCATGAGCTGGCCTCCCCGTGGGTCAGGCTGCCGAGCTGGCCCGTGCGAAGTCCGCGATGGTCAGCGTGAAGTCGCTGCCGTCGGGCGTCATCGTCACGTCGTGCTTGGTGAGCGGGATCAGGTCCGTGTCCGTCCCGGTCGTGGTGTCCGGGTCGTAGCAGATGACCACCGCCGAGATCGCGTTCCCTGCGGCGGCGGTCCAGGTGACGTCGGCCGCGTCCATGTTCCAGCGGTCGTTGGTGTCGTCGACCGCGGAGGTGACGGACGCCAATGTCTTGCGGCCCATGGTGGTCTGCTCGTTGGACGCTCCGGCGAGGAGCGTCGAGAGGTCGTCGTAGTCGCGCATGACCGAGTCCGCGACGATCCCGGTCGTCTCGATCGGCACCATGATCAGCGCGTCGTTCGTTGCGGGCAGCGATGCGTAATAGGCGAGCCGCCCCAACGCAATATTGAAGACAATATTTGCCATACCTATCCTTTCCGGACACGCGAAAGGGAGGCCGCAGCGGGCCTCCCTTATCGCGAGGGGCGTCGGCTACGCGGACGCGCCGATGATGTGGATGTCGTACGTCACGCTGGTCCCAGCACCCGAGTTGGCGATCTTCAGCAGGTCCGCCGTCGTAGCGGTGACCGCATAGCCGACGGCGTCCGCCGACCCGGTCCCGACCGCGACGAAGGCGCCCGGCCGCAGCGTCAGGGTGTGCGTCGCGCCGAGCAGCGTGATCCACGGCGCCGACGCGGCAGCCCCGACAACCACGTTGTTCGTGTTGTCCTTCGACGCGGCGATGACCAGACCCTTGATGCGGGCGAACGTGACCGCCACACCGAAGGCGTCGAGGAGGACACCCGCAAGGTCGAGATCCTCCGTCGCCGACGCGGCCAGCGTGCGCCGGTCGGCCCACAGCTTGTCGGCCTTGCCCGCAGCGGTCCCGCTCGTCAACGACAGGGACCGGGACAGGGTCTGCGACGCCGACCCTGTGCCCATGTCCAGTGCTGAGGTGAGTGTTCCGCCCGCGCTGACGGCGAGTGAACTGGTGAGAGGCATGAGTCAGTCCCTCCGGTCAGGTCGCGATGACGAGCGGGACCTGGCGCTTGAACGCCGGGGTCGCGATCGTCGCCGGGGCGGTCGCACCGATGCCGGTGCCGGACGTCTGGGAGAGGTTGCCCTCGCCCGTCAGAAACGGCTTCGCGCCGGTCGTACCCACGAACGTCGGCACCGTGGACGCAGCGATCGCCAGCGCCGCGTAGTAGATCCCCGACTTGGTGACCCGCTGCGCAGTCGCCAGGGCGAACGTCTTCGCGGTGTCGGCGGCCCATGCCTCGTTCGTCTTGTCCGCGGACTGCGCGAGCAGGGCGCCGGCCCCGTTGTAGAGCGCGGCGATCTGGTTCGTCAGGGTGCCGCCGGCGGTGCCCGCGCTGATGAACGTGAGGTTGGAGATGAGGTCGCCGTCCTGGAGGTACAGGGCGACGGAGCACATGACCCCGGTTGCCGCGGTGGCGACGTCGTCCAGTCCCGCGCGGGGCAGGTTGACCCGGTGGAACACGGCTTCCGGGTCCGGGCGGCCGGCGGAGTTGAGCCAGCCGAGCTCGTTGCGGGGGATTCCCTTGTATGCGCCGAGGGCGGTCATGCCCCAGCTCCCTTCGTGTCGTCGGCCGGGGCCTGCTTCGCGGCGAGGATCTCGTCGCGCTTGCCAGTGATGCCGACGCGGGGCTTCTTCGCGTCGGCCTCGGCGTCCAGGACGCGGGTCGCCTCGTCGAGGTCGGCCCCCTCGATGTAGGTCAGGACGTCCTCGACGCCGTACTTCGACGGGTCGAACGGGCCGTCCGTGACGATCGGTTCGCGCTGCCCGACGACGCCGGTGACGATCTCCTGTGCGCGCTCCTCGTCGGTCTTGGCGTCGGAGAGGGCGACGCCGTAGCCGTGGCGGCGGAAGTACTCGATCGCCGCGCGGCCTTCCTTCGTGGAGTCGTCCACGAAGCCGGTGCCCTTGGTGAAGGTGACGCCGACCGAGTCGCCGCTGAAGGAGCGGACGGGGGCTTCGATCTTGTACGTGTTCGTCATGCTGGTCACCGCACCTTCACGTTGCGCAGGACGCCGCAGGACTTGGTGTTGCGGAGGCACGCGGCGACCGGGCCCATCTCGACCTCGCCGGTCTTGACCGCGCCCGGCTGGGTGAAGTCGGGCAGGTAGGTCTCGATCAGCGGAGTGCCCGCCATCGAGGCGCCGTGGAACGCATCCAGACCCAGCGACACCGCGTAGATGTCGGTCAGGCCCGTGATCGTGCCGCCCGCGCCACCGCCGTCGGTGTCCGCCGAACGGATCGGGATGATCGGAGCGGAGCCGTCCGCGCGGTCGCCGAGATCGACGAGGACCCAGTCGCCGTACCGCTCGATCAGCATGCCCAGGCTGTTGCGCTCGGACGTGAACTGGCTCGCGCGGCGGGCCAGCGACTTGATGCGGGAGATCGACTTCGTGTTGCCGAGGACCGCCTTCACGCCGGCAGGGATGGAGCCGTCCGCCCCGGTGTCGCCGGAGCCGGTCTGCGAGCCCATGATCCGGGACAGGAAGTCGTCGAACGCGTCGAAGGCGCCCATGGCGATGTCCTCGGTGGTCACCGTCGCCGGGGACCAGTCGAGGTAGCCGGTCGCGATGCCCTCGGCGAGCGGCAGGTACTCCGTCGACTGCCCCGTGAGGGCCTTGTCGAGGCCGTCGAACCCAGCGTCGTCGACGGCGATGTCGCCGAGAATCAGCTCCTGCTGGAACCGGGTCCGCATCGAGGTCAGCTTCTGCGCGAGCTGAAAGCCGATCTCGTTCGAGGCGGCCGGGCCGAGGTTGGCGAGCTTCCGGTCCACGGTCCACGCGCCACCGAGGGGGTGGAGGTCGACAGTCTTCCGCTCGCGGGACGCCTGGTTGGGGACGTACTCCTCGTTGAACCGGCGGAACGACGCCGCGGACGGTGTGAGGAGCCGGGTGTAGCCGTAGGTGAGGGAGCCGCCGCCCGTGCCCGGGGTGACGGTGTCGTCCCAGACCATGTTGTTGAACAGCCACGAGTTGCGGCGGAGGTTGTCGATGACGGCGAAGTCGATGTCCGCCTGAGTGTTGAGCGCCGCCTGGGCGAGCGTCACGGGCATGGGTTACTCCTGGGTGTCAGGTCTGGTAGTGATCCGAGATCGCCCCTGCGAGCGACCCGGAGCGCTTCTTCGCGGCGCCCTCACCGGTCCCGCCGGAGAGGTCGGCGCCGCTCTTGCCTGCGGACTGAGTCGCGGCCACGGTGGGGTTGTTCTTCAGTTCCTTCTTGATCGCCTCGTCGAGGTCGGCGCCGAAGCCCGTCGCGGAAGGGTCGAGATCCTTGATCGAGGCGAGGAAGGAGACCGAATTGAGGAGGGCTGTCGCCTTGGCCTGGTGCTTCTCGGCCCGGGCGTGTACAGCGAGCTGAACGTCCTTCGCGCGGAGTGCCGCGTCCTTCTCGGTGAGCGCGGTGTCCTTCTGCGCGATGGCCTCAGCGAGAGCCTTCGGGTCCGGCGGGGCGTCGTCCTTGACGAACCCCAGCGCCTTGCCGAGCTGCTTCGTGAGCGCCGCGACTGCGTCGTCCGCCGCCTGCTTCTTGGCGTCCGTGCGCGCCTTGCCAGCCTCGCGGTTGGCTGCTGCGAGTTCCCTCTCCAGCCGCTTGACCTTGGCGGCGTCGTCCTCGCCGTCCTTGCCGGTCTTGCCCTTGCCGGAATCGCCGCCGTCACCGGTGCCGCCATCGCCGGAGTCGCCTCCGTCACCAGCTCCGCCGCCATCGCCTGAGCCGCCGTCACCGCCCGCGTCGCCGCTGCCGGATCCGGAGCCGTCGCCGTCCCCTCCGTCCGCGTATAGGAACGGGGAGAAAGGGCCGTGACCGTACGGGTGCGCCCACCCGGAGCCTCCGAGGCCGCCGAGCCGGGGCAGGGTCTTCTTCCGCATTGCGCCCTCCAGGGCATGAGTCGCCCGCGCCTGGCGGGCATTGGGTTCGGGCCGCGCCAGGCGTGCCCGTGGTGGTGCTGTGTGGCCCGCGCCTGGCGGGCCTTCAGGAGTGACCCGCACCAGGCGGATCGGTGTTCCCCGGCCGCACCAGGCAGCCGGAAGTCTGTGTCAGCGCACCGCGCGACGAGCCGGGCTGGCCGGTCGCTCTGCCGTGGCGGGCCGCGCTGGTGTGTCGATCTGCTCACGGCGGCTCTTGCGGGGCAGCCCGGTGTCGGCGACCAGCTCACGGATACGGCCCTGGTAGGCGCGCACCTTCGCGTTCGCCTTCGTACGGTCCGCATCGTCGATCGAGCCGGCGGCGCGGCGCTTCCACGCACGGACCTGCCGCTCGAAGTACCGCTGCTGCTGCGACTGCTCGTACGTCGCCCTCGTACGGTCCGCCTTCGGGCCGGCCGGACGGGTCAGACCCGGCAGGTAAGCCGACTGGCTGTGCCGGCAGTTCGGATGGAACAACCCAGCCGCACGGGCCTCCGGCAAGGAGCCAGCCACGCGAACCCGGACCATGCGGTCGTCCTCCGTGGCGTGCTCGACCTCCACGGTGTCCGGACCGGACGGACCGGTAAGCCGGAGGATCTTCCCCTCCCAGGGCTCGCACCGCGGGCACTCCTCCGGAGCGTCCGACACGACCACCAGGTCGATGCCCGCCGAGGCCAGCCGCTCCGTATGCGCCTGCACGGCCGCGCGCCCAAGCGCGGAGCGAGTCGCCATCTCGGTGTACGACGTCAGGTTCCACGCCCGGCCGGATCGGTCGATGAAGCCCGTCACCCCGCGGTCCGCGAATTTCGCGAGCGCCCGCTCCGCCGCCTCACGACGCGTGGACGCCCCCAGCAGCGGAGCGGACGAGGCCTCAGCCACTACCTGCCGGTACACGTCCATCCCGGTGCGCAGGATCCGCGTGTGCGTGGCTCCGGTCTCCCGTACGAGCGCTGACGCGAGCCGGTCCACAGCGTGTGTGCCGGGCGGGATCGCCGGTGCTGCGACGCTGAGCGCGCCGAGTTCGGCGACGGCCGCCTGCTGCCCGCGGTTGTACGCCTCGGCGACGGCCTGGTGGACGGTGCCGACGGCGTTGGCCTGGAGTGCGGCGATGATGTTCTCGATCGCCGTACGCAGGCTGCCGATCGCCCGTAGCTTCAGGTCGGCCCACAGCGGGCTGTCGAGGCCCTGCGCGAGCGCGCGCGTGACTTTCTCGATCACCGCCAGCTCGGCCTGCTCGTACAGCGCGGAGACAGCCGACGCGAGATCCTCGGCCATATCGGGGCTGACCGGCATGAGTCACCCCCGCTACTCCTTGGCTGTGGCATCTCCCTGCCCGGCGGCGCCGTCTGCCTGCCCACCGAACACGGGCCGGTCCGCGCCGAGCGTGAGCGGATCCTCGACCAGGCGCCCCGACTCCTTCAGGAGCCGCTCGGCTTCTTCCCTCTGCTCGGTCTCGGACCAGTCCGGGTGCAGCATCGCCACCAGCGTTTCCTTCGACGCGGCCTCGGCCTGAGTCAGTAGGGCCGCTGTCTCGGCCAACGTCTTGATGTCGTCCTGGACGCTGTCCTGGAAATCGACGTCGGGCCGCTCGACCTCGACCTTGGTGATCCCCGGGAACATGCCGGAGCCTTCGAGGATCAGCAGCACCTCGACGACGTCCGCGATCGCGGTCTCCGCCAGCTCGGCCTTGCGCGCGCGGGTGGTCATGCTGCGCGCGGTCCTCGCCTTGATCTCCGTGGCGGTTACGGCCTGGCCGGCGGAGTCGTCGCCGAACGTGCCTCCGCTGTAGCCCGCGTTGCGGATGACCTTGCCGACCAGCTCTTCGATCGTGGCCCGGTGTTCCTCGTGTCTGATCATGAACTGGTTCAGGGTGATCGGCTGGTCGCTGGTGGGTGGGACGTTCATCGGGGCGTAGACCTCGCGGTCTTCCCACGTGGCGCCCTGGCCCGGGCCGTTGTTCGCGAGGTAGCCGGCGGGGACGATGATGCGGCTCTTGGCGAGGCGGATGTCCCGCATCCAGCTGGTGTACGTCTCGTCGATGGCCGACAGGAACGGCTCCGCGCCCTGGTAGTCGGACGTGCCGAGTCCGGCGGCGCTGGGGATGTCGTCCCAGTCGGGGGCGACCATCGTGTTCGGGATGTAGGAGACGGCGAGCCGCTTCCCGATGGGCAGCTGACGGACGGGCAGGAGGTTCTTGGTCTGCTCGAACGCCTTGAGGTCGATGGGCTTGCCGAGGTTGTCCTCGGTACCGTCGTACACGCCGTGCAGGATGAGGCCGGGTTCGTGGCGCTCCAGGTGGCGAACGACGCGCTGGCCGTCGCATTCGAGGACGGTCCAGAAGGTGACTGCGGTCAGGATGTCGCCGTACGCGAAGGTCGGTGCGGCGCCGTCGGCCTGCACCATGCTGATCCACGGCCGGTCGCGGACGCTGTCGTCCCACACGATCCGCAGGTACGCGCCGCCGAGTGCCGCGCCGTTCTCTCCGGCCGCGATCAGTGTGCGCTTCGTGCCCTTGTCCATCAGGTCTTCGAGGCGCTTCTGCGTTGCGGTGTTGTCGGCCTTCAGGGCAGGCGGCTCGGAGTACAGCAGGTCGGAGGAGGTGCGGGCGATGTCCTTCGCCAAGGGCATGTGGAGGTTGGCGCGCTTCTCGCCGAGCGGGGTGGGCTCGCCCCAGAACCATCTGGAGACGCGGCCGACGACTCCGCCGCGGTACTGGGACGGCCGGTTCTCGGGGCCGAAGCGGGCGGCGTCGCGGTGCCGGTTGCGGTATCGGTAGGTGAGGCGGTCGGGGTTGGCGGAGTACCAGGCGCGCCAGTCGGCCATGTCGGCTTGGAGGACGGGGTGGATGGGGGGCCAGCGGACGCCCTTAGCGGGGAGCGGCATCGTCCACCTCCTCGCTCGGGTTCTCGATCGCGTCGGCGGCGGCCCGCAGGAAGGTGGCCAGTTCGGGGCGCCCGTACGTCAGCGTTGCCTCGGTGACGTCGACGTCCACGGTGATCTCGCCGAGGTGGAACTCGTCGCCGCTGCCGATCCGCATGAACACCGGAAGCGCGATCTCTGCGGGCATCAGACGCGCTCCTTCTCCGCCAGCAGCTGCGCCACCTGAATCCAGGAGACTGCGAGTTGATCGAGCCGCTCCATCAACGGCAGGTTCGTCAACTCGATCTCTGCCCGGTCCAAGAGACGGGCCGCGTTCTCGATGGCCTGGTCCGCAGTCACGATCACGCGGCCACCTCCAAGCTCATCACCGGCAGCAGATGCCGCCACTCAGTCACCGAGGAGTGCAGCCCGTACCGCAACCCGTCCACGCTGTGGTCGTTGACCTTCAGCGGCTTGTCTTCGCCCTTCGCGCTGGCTTTCTCGTCCCACACATACGCGGGCAGCTCCTCCAACAGCCCCGCGCACGACCGGTGGATGGACAGCACGTTCTCGCCGAACGCCATGCCAACGCTGCGGAGTCCGTCCTTCACGTCGTTGTCGGCCTTCGCCACACCGGGCATGCCATCGCTCCACAGCTGCGTCATGAAGCTCGCCGCGCTGGGGTCGACGAACACCCACGACGGGGCCACGCCCTTCGTCCCCCGGTGCTCGTACGAGGCCAGCCACCTGCGGACGCCGAGGCTGTACTGCGCGTCGGTCAACTGCCGCCGTGCGATCCGCGAGTCGTGCCGGTACTCCGACGCCACATACATCCGGGAGTCCGCGCCGATCCCGATCAGCAGCGCGGCGAACGGATTGACCGTGCCGTAGTCCAGGCCCACGCACATCCACCGACTGATCTCCGGGACCAAGTCGACGACATGCCGCGCCTCGTCGAACCCGTCGAAGATCACGCCCTCCGCCAGGCACCACTCGCCGAGGATGTACCGCCGGAAGAACAGGCCCTGGTGACTGCGTTTCAGCGAGTCGACGTACGCGGCTGGCAGCGTCGGGTTGTCGTCGAGGACGAAGCTGAACCGGTGGACGTCCAGGGCGCTCGGGTCCTGGCTCTCGACGAGGGTTCCGTCGCGGCGCAGGTGGAGGCGGGCGCGGTCGAGGATCTGCTTCTTCAACCAGTGGTTCGGTCCCTCAGGGTTGGTCGTCCCGAACCACTGCGCGCCCTCCACCGACAGGCGGGTCTCCAGCATTCGGAAGAACGACTCCGGGTAGGTGGTGACCTCGTCCATGTAGGCGCCCGCGAGCGTCAACCCTTTGATCTTGTCGACGGCCTTCTCGTCGTTCGCGCCGGCCACGTAGATCGTGCGGCCGAAGATGACGACCTCGCCCGCGCCCGCGCGGTAGACGCACCGTTTCGTGCCGATCATCTGCACGATGACGTCGATGATGTTCCGCTTCAGGGTGCGCTCGGTCTTACCGACCATGAGGAGGGCGCCGGGCGGGCCGGTGCGGACGTAGCGCAGCCACACCATGATCGAGCCGATCGTCTTGCCGCTGCGGACTGCGCCTTCCCAGAGGTTGCCGCGCGCCGCAGCGAGCGTCGTAGCGCGCAGGCCCTTGCCGACGAGGGGAGCAAACATCGTCGCCCCCTCACTCGCCGGACGGCATCATCCCCCTCAGCCACTGGTCGACTGCGGCCAGACCCTCGGCGTCCTCTCGCTCCGGGGGGACGAGCTTCAGGGACTTCTCGAAGGCGATCCCGGCCGCCGTCATGAGGCTTCTCTTCACATCGGCGGGCGGCTCGTCAACGTCCTTCTCGTTGTACGTGTTGTCCTTGCCGCCGAAGTTGAAGATCTTGGCGGGCTCCCACATCTGCTGGGTCAGCTTCATCCCGTCGACGTGGAGGTCCATCGCCGTGTCGGCCCGCAGGACGGCGAGTTGGGCGATGCGGTGCCGGGTGGCTTCCTCGGTCATCGTCGTGTCGAAGGTGAGGCCTTCGTCGGCGCAGATGATGCTGACCGTGCGCTGGGCACGCTGGGTGAGGCGGGCGATCTCGTTGCGGCCTTTGCCCTCACCGTGGAGTCGGATGATCTCGGCGCGTTCCGAGGGTTCGACGAGGCCGCCCTTGCTGAACTTCGGCTGGGTCACGGTTGCCTCCCCGGGCGTGCGAAGGCCCGGCCGCTCCGATGGAGTTCGGCCGGGCCAGTCAGCTACTGGGTCAGGATGTGCAGAGCGCCGACTTCAGAGCCGCGTTGATCGCCTGGGCCTCGGCTGCGGTCACCTGGTGGTCGGAGGTGGAGAACCGGGCCTGCGCGCTCGCGTCGGCGTTGCCCCCGCCGGTGATGGTGGAGCACTGGTTGCGCGCGTTGTCGATGGCCTTGTCCTCGTCGGCGGTGAGCGCCGGGTTGATGGCCTTGAGGACGGCGAGGAGCGCGGTGCGCGTGGCGGCGTCGGGCTTCGGCGGGATGCCGGCGGCTGCTTCGGCGGAGCTGTAGTTGACGCTCGGAGTGCTCGTCGACTTCGCGTCGTTGTTGCTGGACGAGCAGGCGGTGAGCGCGAGGAGTGCGGCGGCGCAGAGTGCGGCGGCGGTGGTGCGGGTGTTCATGGTCCCCCCAAGGACGCGTGTTGCTGTCGGGGGTCATGATGCCGAGTCTGGGGCTCCTGGTTCCGGGCATGCCAGATCTGCGGCCAGGATGCATGATCGAGAATGGTTTTGCAACTAAGTGCACGAAGGCCCCACCGCGACGGGGGGACGCGATGGGGCCTCGTCAGCCGGGCTCTCCCCGGCGCGCAGCCTCCAGTGTGGCAGGCCGGTCAGGTGTCGTCCGGCTCCAGCAGAACCTCAACCAACCTGATCCGCCCGTCCTTCGACAACTCCGCCCGGACCGGATTGTGTTTCGGGACCTTCGCGCGGCGTGCGTCGTCGATGAAGTCGGCGAGTTCATCGAGGGTCAGCTCGCGGCCGTCGTGGTCGAAGCGGAGGCTGGAAGGCATGGGCTCAGGATGACGCACGAAGGCCCCGCCACGGGAGGAGTTCGCGACGGGGCCCGTGACCGGATGGGGCCTAGTCGTCGCCCTCGTCATCGTCGTCCAGGTCCTCGGGCAGAGCACCGTACTCTGCGATCTGATCCTGCTCTCCCTCCAGTTGGCGCGCCTCCTCTTCCGCATGCTTCTGGATCTCGTGGTCCCGGATCTCTGCGAACTCGCCGATCGGGTCGACGTCCTGGTTCGTCATGCCCTCGTACTTGCTCATGTGGTTCAGCTTCCTCTCTGTGGGTCTCTTCGCGGGTGGGGATCGTGCGGTTGGGCGGGTGGCTCACCGATGAGGGGCCCAACCTCTCCTAGGAAGCGCGCGAGCAGCTCGGCAGCTTCGGTGCCCTGCCCGGTGCCGACGCGGTTGCGGAGGTCGTGAATCGTCACCCCGGTGTCCGTGCGATCTACACGGAACCTCTCTCCCGGCCCCTCTCCGCCACTGTTGTCGCTGTTGCCGTTGCCGCCTGACCTGCAACAACAACCGTCCCCATGGGAGTCGGCGACAGGGGAAGGGGCAGCCGGGATATCGCCCTTATGCACGCCCGGGCCATTCCCCCGGCGGGTGCGCACGGCCTTCCAGGTGACGCCGGCCTCGTCGAGGAGCTGCTTCACGACCTTCGTGTTGGGGAGCTTCAGGTCGTCGCGGAGGCGGGTGAGGAGGACGCCGTTGTCGTCGCCGACGAGGCGGCGCAGGGCATCGCCCACATCCGGTGGAGGTACTTCCTCCGGTGTCTCGGTGCTGCTCTCCCGCCGACGTACGGTCCAGCCGCGCGCCTTCTGGTGGCCCAGCGTGCCCAGCACGCCGACCACTACGTACGCCACCCACGGGAACGCGGCCACCATCCCCCACATCGCCCCGCACGCGATGACAACGACGATCGCCTTCGCCGTCCGCTCGCTCATCCCCCGCGGTTCGGGCTCCTCCTCGACGGCGGCCTGCTCTTCCAGGTCGCTCATCCCATGGCCTTCGTGAACCAGAAGCCGAGCAGGTTCACCGCGGTACCAAGCGGGATCGCGGCCGCTCCGGCGACCGTACCGGACAGCGCCTCGCACACACCGGAGAATCCCCCCATCGCGAGCTTCCCGTTCGGCACCTTCGGCGCCCACTTCCACAGCGCGATGAACACGAGCGTGAACAGGAAGATGATCACGAAGCCGCCGGAGTCCAGCACGATCGGCTGCCCGCGCGTCACGTTCGGCGCCTGGCCTCCCACGACCCACACCAGGCCCGCGTAGCCGCCCACGTTCGCCACCCAGATCGTCCCCCACGTGACAACGCTGAGCACCGACACGCTGTAGCCGGTGACGAGCGCGGCGAGCATCCCGTACAGCTTGGCCAGCAGGTACGGCACGAGTGCCGGCAGGTGGCGCTTCTCCTTGAACCACCAGCGGATCGTGAACATGAGGTCGATGCCGACGCCGAGCGCCACACCACCCAGGTTGATCATCGTGTAAGGCATGTCAGTGGCTCCAGGTGGCCGCGACGTATGCGGCGGCGAGTGCGATGAAGGTGACGGTGCAGAGGGCTGGCCCGAGGTAGAGCAGTGGGGCGCGGCGGGGCGCGATGGCGTGAAGGCCGGCCGCGCCGATGAGCGCGGCTATCGGCCACAGGATCCGGAAGGCGGACGCCATCACGCACCGCGCCGGAGGTCGCGGAGGTAGCGGTCCACGCTGTCCGGGGAGACCGGGCGGCCGAGACGTTGGGCAGCGTCGTGGATGACCCCGTCCCGCTCCCGGATTCCGTCGTCCCATGCGATCCGGACCGCTTCCTTCGTGGTCAGCGACTTGCGGTCGACGTCGGGTGCGGACGATCCGGATCCGCTCGCGGACTGTCCGGACTGGTCCGGATCCGCGGATCCGTTCTCCGCTTCCAGCGTGCGCTGCTCTCCCTCCGCGAGTGCGCGGGCCCTGGTGACCCGGCGCCGGACCGGGATGCGGGCCAGCTCGACCGCGGCCTCCGACAGCTCCTGCTCGAAGAACGCGGCGTCGCGCTTGCTCAGCGGTGCCGCCTGGTAGTCGAGCGCGATGGCCCACAGTCCCTTCGCGAGCCCGGACGCGGCGGCGCCGACGAGACCGGTGGCGATGCCGCCGGCGATCCAGCCGTGTACGGCGACCGCTCCCATGGCGACGGCGAGGGCGACGTACCCGCCGGCGCGCGCCTTGTTGGCGCGGTCGGGGGTGTAGCGGGCGAGCCACTCGATGATGGAGCAGCCGATCCAGGCGAGGTCGAACAGGGCTGCGGCTCCGTACGCGGCGGGCGCCGGGGTGACTCGGCTGAGGAGGTCGCCGATGGAGGCGGTGGAGAAGGCCATGCAGCCGAGGAGGGCGAGGGTGACGATGCCGGTGACGACGTTGATGCCGATCTGGTCCCAGTCGCGGGGCGGCAGGGGGATGTCGATGGTCTCTTCGTCGGGGACCATGCGGGTCTTGCCGTCGAGGGTGTGGGGTACGAGGCGCTCGCGGGTGATGCGGCGGGTCTTCACGGTGGCTCCCTGCTGCGTGAAGAGGGCCGCCCCCGGCGGGGGTCCGGGGGCGGCGGCATGTGGGTGGGTCAGAGGAACGCGAGGCCAACAGCGGCAGCGATGGCGAGGACGCACATCAGGAACATGGCGCCGCAGCCGATTTGCGGTTCGTTGTCGAAGCTGGCCCGCTGCTGGAGCTGGCCCGCGGAGTGGCCGCGCTGGCGGTCCTTGCGCTTGGTGTCGCGGGGGCGGTGCCACTCTCCGCCGAAGGTGTCGGGCATCAGCTGTCGCCTCCGGGGAGTACGCCCTCACGCTCACCGGTACCGCCTTGGGCGTCGTGTGCGTCGGTGACTTGGGTGGCGTGCGTGAGGTCCACGGCGGCGCGGGCGAGGAGGTCGTCGGGGGTGGCGTGGAGGTCGTCGGCGACCGGGGTGATCTGCTGCTCGCTCATCCGGTCACCGCCGGTCGGCGTGCGGCGCGCAGTCCGAGGGTGAGGCGGTCGCGGCGGGCCATGGACTGGCCGTTCTCGGTGATCGCCGTGGCGGTGGCCTCGGCCTGCTCGCTGCAGTCGGTGCAGCGGGCGAGGTGTTCGGTCTCGCTGGCGGCCGTGATGGTGTCGGCGAACGACGGGGTGGGCTGCTCGCTCATGCGCTGACCGCCTGGCGCGGGAGCGGGTTGGTGGCGAGGTGCTTGGTGAGGGCGCGGCCCTGTGCGGCGAGGGCGGGGTGGTGGAGGCTCGCGCACAGGTTGCAGTCGCGGGCGGTACGCGCGTCGGGGCTGTGCTGCGGGTGGGGCTGAGAAGTAGGCTCTTGCACTGGTCATTCCTCCTGATGAAGCAGGTGGATGGCTGGCCCCGACCGGGCTCTGACACACCGGTCGGGGCCGTTCTGTTGATGCGAGACCGAGGAGAACGCCCGACCTCACGAACCAAACCCTAGGGCTTGCCTAGGGGGTGACGCAAGCCCTAGGGTTTGGCGTGTCCGGTCGTGCTCTCGGGCAGGAAGGGGAGCCCGGCATGGCGGAACAACCCGAGGAGGTGAAGAGGCTGTTGGAAGCTCTTGCGGCATTCGAAGCCATCGAAGACGCAGCCGCGCGCACGACTGCGGTCTCGCAGGCGCTGAAGGACTGGCCCTCGTATCACGCGCGGCTGCGCGAGCTGCGGCAGGCCAGCGTGCGGGAGCTGCGGGACGAGCAGCAGAAGACGTGGCCGGAGATCGCCAGCATCATCGGCGAGGTGACGCCGGAGCGCGCGCAACAGATCGGCAAGGGGCTACGCGGGAGTAAGCGTCCGCCGAAGAAGACCGACGACGCGTCGGCAGAGTAGGTACGGCCGAGCGGTGTCGAGACCGCCCGGCCGAAGCAGCCCGACCCAAGCAGAGAAAGGCGCTCCCTTGAGCGTACAGACCGAAGCCATCGACCAGCGACAGGCGGCTGTGTACCGCCTCTACGACTCGGCCGGGGCGCTGCTCTACATCGGCTCCTCGTACAACCCGGAGCGGCGTTACCGGGACCACTACCCGAAGCCCTGGTGGCCCCTGGTCGCGCGCCGCGAGGAGGAGTGGCACCCGTCCAAGGAGGCGGCCTACATGGTCGAGATGGCCGCGATCGCCGCCGAGGCTCCGGTGCACAACGAGATGGGCACGCCGCGCTACGTCCCGCCGTCCGAGAAGGCCGCCGCTCGGCGCAGCCATCTCGCCGGGGAGCTGACGGTCAAGGGGATCATGGCCAAGTACGGGATCAGCCGCCAGTCGTTGCACACGTACCGCCAGCGGCCGGACTTCCCTGCGCCTGTGTCCCGTCCTGGTACGGGTGGCCTCCGGTGGCGGGAGGATGAGGTGGACGCCTGGTTCCAGGCCAACCCGCCGAGCCAGGGCAAACGGACCGACCTCGCCCCCCAAGACGAAGGAGCGGCTATGCCGCCTACCGCCACCCCTCCGAACCCTGGCCATGCCGAGCTGGTTGATGCCGCTGCGGCACTGCTGCTCGCGGCCATCACGATGCGCGACCTGGCGAGCGCGATGTCGCCGGCGGCTTTCGCGTCGATGCCCGACGACATCCGAGGGCGAGTCGTCCGGCCCGGCTATCAGGGCGCCTTCGATGCCCTCCCTGAGCGCGTCAAGGTCGAGGCGCGGGCCTTGGTGGACGCTGATCCGGACGTCGTGGCGGCGAGGAGTCTCTGATGGATGACCTGGTGCGGTGGCTCGGCGTACAGCTCGACGAGGACGAACGGATCGCGCGGGCGACGCGTATCACCAGCATCACGGCCCGCGTCTACTTCAACGACACTAAGGCCCTCTCCTGGGACGGGGACCATGAGTCCCTCAGCACCGATGGGATGTTCGCGCCCCTCGCCGACCACATCGCGGAGCACGATCCGGCCCGCGTGCTGCGGGAGATCGACGCCAAGCGGCAGCTGCTTGCGGCGTACTCCCGGGGCGCTCCCAACGACGTGATCGATGTCAAGTACGCGCGTGGGTACACCAATGCGCTCAATGAAGCCGTGCGACTGCTCGCGTTGCCGTACGCGGACCGGCCCGGCTATGCGGAAGCACTCGCCTCAGCCCAGTGACGCCCTGAGCCCCCGTCCGCGTGCCGGTCGGGGGCTCACTGCTGCCCGGGGTCAGGCCGCGATCACTCCCTCTCCCCACACCCGCCCACACCCTGTGCAGTGAGCCACCGGCACCCGACCTTCCCCACCGTGGACGTCGATCCGGCCTCCGCACTCGTGCAGCTGCTCCAGTGTCTTGCGCTGCGAGCCGATGTCCAGGGCGGTCTCGACGCGCTCGGCCGCGCCCTCCGCGACCTTCCCGATCTGTCGTTCCTCGTCGTCGGTGAGTCGTCGGCACGGGCCGGGCGCGCGCTCGATACGGGCGAGGAGCCAGAGCGCGGCGTACGGGGCGGTGCGGCGGCCGGTGTAGCGCCAGCGTCGCGGGTCGACGAGGTCGGCGTGCGCGTTCTGTGCGCGGCGGAGGCGGTCGGCGGCAGCGATGTCTGCTTCGCGCTGGGTGATGTACGGGGCGATGGCCGTACGGCGGGCGGTGGGTTCTGCGATGGGGTTGCGTTGTGCGGCGTGGGCGATGTCGTCGGCGCAGGCGACGAGGACGGTCTCGACGAGGCGCATGGTGTCGAGGATGTGGAGTCGTACGGGGGTGGGGCGGTCGCCGAGTTGGATCGGGTCGCGCTCGAGGGAGCGGAGGTGTGCGGCTTGGTGGGCTCGGTATTCGAGTTGGTCGGCGTCTTCGAGGTGGGCGAGGTAGCCGCGGAGGCCGAGGCCGAAGGCGCCCAACTGGGTGGGTTGGCCGGCGGCTTGGTGGAGGTCGGTCCAGTGGAGGGCGATGGTGCGGAGGTGTGTGGCGGTGGTGGTCATCGGGGCTCCGTGTTGCTGGTGGGGCGGCGTATCGTGATGGCCACCGGTGGGGGCGTGCCTGGCCTGGGGAGGTCTGTAGGCGCGCCCCTTCGTCGTGCTTACGCCGTGGGGCTGGTGATGCCGTCGGCCAGACCCAGAGGTGTGGGCCGTCCGGTATCCGTCGCGGCCTGCTCCCAGGTCTTCACGTCCGGGGTAGGCAGTACGGGCTCGTACGTCGAGGCGAAAATGTCCTGCTTGCAGGGGTAGAACGTGCCGGGCTTCCCGTCCGGGATGATCCAGTCGCCGGGCCGTGCGGGCGCCTCGTCGCCGTGAACCGTGGTGAGGATCAGGTGGTCCGGGTTCTTCTCTGTCGGGCCGTAGATCCCGGCCGCTCCGAACGCGTCCCAGATCTCGTGGACGTTGTCGCCGGTGAACTGGATGGCTTCGATCTCGATGGGCTTCTTACGGAACTTGGGCATGGTCAGCTCCTCCTCGGTGGTGGTCCGTACGGCGTTTGCCAGGCGGGTCGGTCGGGGTGTGGTTGGACGGGGTTGCCGTCCTGGTCGATCACGCGCGGGCCCGGGCGGGCGGTGAACATGTAGTGCAGCGAGTCGAGGGCATCGAACCGATGCCATGTCTCGTCGTCCGCGCGCGCGTCGGGCGGTACGGGCCTGGTCTCCTCGTCGAAGGTGATCGAGGAGATGCCGGGCACCTCGTGCCACTGGCCGTCCTCGCCACGGATCTCGAAGCGCATCACCCGGCGCTCCCGGCCTTGCAGCGGAAGCCGCCCCGGTGCATCTCCGAGCACTCCGGCCCGCAGCGCTCCATCAGCTCGACCGTGTGGCCGGCGATCGCGGCGTACTTCTCCTCGGTGGTGTGGCCGTCCCAGTGCCCGCGCGGGTCGTCGTTCTCAACGCGCTCGACGTGTTGGAACAGGTCGGCATCCCGCGGGCTGATGTGCCAACTCGCCTGGTGACCGCCGATGTTGAGGTAGACGATCTGCCAGCCGGGCTCTTCGATGTCGGTGGCGTAGGTGATGACGGCGCTGGGGTCGAGGACGGCGAGGAGGGCGACGAGGTGGGCGCGCTCGCGGTACGCGCCATCCCGCTCGGCCTCGCGCTCCTTCGCGACGGCCTCCCAGTCGGGTTCCTCGGTGGTGTCGTCCTCGTCCAGGTCGAACGCGGTCCAGTGCATGCCGACGAGCGGGGCCGCGACTTCGGCGGCGACGACTTCGCCGACGCGGGTGGCGACGATGGCGGGCTTGTCGTCGCTGGCGAACGTGAGGGTGAGAGAGATGCGGGTGTCGGTCATGGTCACTGCTCCTCGGTCGAGTTGAGGGCGGCGAGGACTTCGGACTCGCCAGCCGGTCGGCGGACCCCCGCCGTGACTGCCGTCAAGGCCTCCATGAGGCTGGCGTAGCTGTGTTCCGCCGCCATGTGCGTGGTGAGGTTGGGACCGGTGAACGTGCAGTTGGCGACGGGGCAGCGGAACGGGGAAGGGTGTGTGGTCATGAGGCGCTCCGGTCGTTGTGGTGGGCGGTGATCTCCTCGAACGCGCGGCGATCCGCGTCGTCGAGGCGGTAGGTGTCGCGGCGCGGCAGTACGGGTCGGCGGCAGCCGGGGCCGTGGACTTCGCCGTCGGAGTGGACCCAGAACTGGCAGCACGGCGGCGGGGGTTCAGCCGGCGCGGCGGCGGCGCGCTGCTCCTGCCCGTGGCGGGCGAGGATGCGGCGGTGGTCGGCGCGGGCGCGGCTGGCGCACCACCAGGCGATGGCACCGACATAGAGGCCGGGCAGGGCGAGCCAGTAACTGATGGTCGCGCCGTAGATGGCGGTGCCGAGACAGAGAACGACGGCTGCGGTGCAGGTGCGGGCGGTGCGTAGGGCGGGTGTCATCTGTTCCTCCGGCAGAGGGCGATGGTGGCGGTGATGAGGAAGGCGACGAAGAAGCAGGCGCCGACGATGAGGCAGGCGAGTCCGGCGATGAGGAGGAGGCCGGGGCCTTCGGGTATGGGCTTCACGTGTGCGCCTCGTCGGTGGGCGTGGGCGGGATGATCGCGGCGTGCAGCTCGGCGAGGCGGGCGTCCCACCAGCGGGCCATCAAGGTGCCGAGCGGCGGCGGTCCTGCCTTGATCCAGCGCTCGTACAGCTCGATGACGCGGGTGATCGTCTCGGGGTCGGCCACCTCGGCAGCCGGATGACGCAGCTCGGTGCTCACTTGGTCCCGCAGTTCGCACCCGGCGCAGCCCAGGTTCGCGGCGAGGTTGTCGTGCCGGGCGACGGAGCCGTGCAGGGCGGACAGGTAGGCCTCGGTACGGCGCAGCAGGTCGACGGTGGTCTTCGTGCGGGCCAGCTCGCAGCGCGGGCACACCGGCTCGCCATCCCGGAGCGGCACGTCCATGCCGTCCTTGCCGTGCCAGTGGAAGCCGCACTCGGGGTGCTCGTAGTACGGCGATAGCGGCGGCTCAGCCTCAGCGTGGGCGCGTGCCACGGCAGCAGCGAACGCGGCGATGGTGCGGGGGTCGTCGCGCACCATCTGCGGCATGTCCTCGTCGTCGCGCGCACAGCGCTCCCAGAGGGTGACGGCGATGACCTCCATCAGCGGGTCGCCGTCCACCCACACTGCGCTGTCGAGGTGGGGTTTGACGGCTGACTGGAGTGCGAGGCGGGCCTTGAAGTCGTCGACGGCTTTCTGGTCGCGGTCGCTCATCTGGAAGTTCGGGTTGTTGCCGCAGCGCGGGCCGATGGGCTGTTCGGTCATGGTGTGGCTCCTGGTCGTGTGGTGGGATCGGTGGGCCGGCCGCCCCTGTTAGGCGCAGGGGCGGCCGTGCTCGTGGTCACGTGGTGATGCGGATCTCGTCGAGCGGTACGCCTGCGGTGATCTGGCCGTACAGCTCCTGAAGTCGGGCCATGGCGCGGCGGTCGCGGCGCTTCAGCTCGCGGCGAGCGGCCATGGACAAGCCCGTCCAGCAGCCCCAGCACAGGTATTTGCCGGGGCCCTTCATGCCGTCGGGGCAGGCGGGGCAGCGGGTGGGAGCCATGGCGGTCACTCGCCCGTCTCGACGGCGGCCGGCGCCTCGTGGACGATGAACCCGCCGTCGGGGTAGCGGATGAGCCAGTCGCCCCACTTGGCGACCACGCGCGTCGCACCGGTCCCGACACGCAGGCCGGTGACGACCAACTTGCCGTCGACGTCCTCCCAGTAGCCCTTGGCGTACACGCCGAGCCGGTCGAGGTCGTCGTCGACGCAGCTGATGCTGCGCTCGGTGACCTGCCACGTGGCGCAGCCCTGTGCCTCGAACTCGACGAGTGCCTGCGGCTTATTGGGGCTGCTCGCGTGCTCGGGGCAGAAGTCGTCGCCGTCGTCCGTGTGCTCCCAGCCCTCGTTGTCGACGAGATGCTGGCGGGCCACGGCGAGGCGCTCCTCGCTGCTCATGCCCTCGTGGACCATGTAGTCGCCGGTGTGCTCGGTCTCGCAGTCGTAGCGGTCGCAGAACACGGTGATCTGTGTCGGGTAGTGCGGGCTGTCGGGGTCGCGGAGGATCGCGGAGACGATCTCCGGGGTGAGCGGTGCGGGTGTCTGGTTGGGCATCGGGTTCTCCTTGCTGACCGACTGGCCAGTTGGTGGGCGGATCAGCCGCAGATGACGCAGCGGTGATTGGCGCTGTTGTTGTCGTGGCAGCGGTCGACACAGCCGCGGCAGTACGGGGTGTCGGCGTACGGCGCGCGGCCGCCGAAGCGGGTGTCGGCCGGGTCGAAGGGCCGCTTGCACTTCCCGCACGCCTCCTCGGCGGCCGACTGCTCCTCGTTGGGGACGGTGACGGACTCCAGCAGGCTGTGCAGCTGATCCCCCGCCGCGCTGATCTTGCTGGCCCAGATCTGGCCGAGGTCGTCGCGGACGGCTTCGGCTTCCTCCGTGGTGAGGGTGACGTGGACGGTGTCGCCGTGGCGGGCGATGCGCATGGGCGGTGCCTTTCTGGGTGGTTGGTCGGCGGTGCAGGTCAGGCGGCTTGGTCGAGCTGGTGTGCCAGGAACTGGTGGCCGATCCATTCGCTGTACGCGGGCGGCACGGCCTGGCGGGCCTCGGTCTTGTTCATCCAGGTGCAACCCATGGCGTCGGCGTAGGCGCGCTCGCCCTTGTGCATGAACGGGAGCAGGCCCTTGTGGTGCCAGCAGGGCGGGAGGAGATCGCCCCCCCGTGCCACGACGTCTCGAACGCGCGGTGGCGGCGGACGTTGATGCCGAACTGCGAGCCGCACAGCAGGTAGTCGGGGCGCAGCGGGGCCTCGGGGACGTTCTCGATGACCCACGGCCGACCGGAGGCGGCCATCAGCTCGCGGCCAGGCGTCAGCAGGTCCTCGTGGTCGGCCTGGCTGCCGCGCCACTGGGTGACGTTCGCGAAGTACTGGCAGGGCCACGACGCGTGGACGATGGCGTACCGCTCGATCTCGCCGGACGTGGTGATGGCGGCGAGGTACTCCAGCGCGTCGGCCTGGTGGAACTCGAAGGGGTAGTTCGGCATCGGGTGGAGGTCGACCCCAACGACGTCGTACCCGGCGAGCCAGTAGCCCCAGGAGAGGCCACCAGCGCCGCAGCAGAGATCGAGGACGGTGAGGCCGTTCGGCACGCGCTGGGTGTGGTTGGGCATGCGGGTCATGCGGTGTGCCTCTCTCGGTCGGTGGAATGCGCGCGGGTTGGGTTGTAACCGGATGAGCCGGTTGGGGCGTGGTCCGGTTTCGGTCAGGCGGCGCCGTGGTGTTCGTCTTCGGCGTTGGGGTGCGCTGGCCGGTCGGGGTGGCTGCCGGTGGTGGGGTCGCAGGCGAGGCAGGTGTCGTATTGGCGTTCGAGTCGGTAGCCGTGGAGGGGCTTCCGGCAGACGGTGCAGAGGGGTTGTTGGGGTTGGGGTTGTTCCTGCGTTCCCGACCCCGTCCCTCCCTTGGAGGGAGGGACGGGGGGAACGGGGGGCGTTCCTGGCGTTCCCTCGGTGTTACCGGGGAACGTTTGACCTGCACCGTTATGCTCCTGTGATGCGTTCCGGGGAACGTTCCCCGGGAACGTCTCCGGGAACGGGTCGGGGGAACGCTGCGGGGGAACGTCTACGGGGTCCGTTTTGGCCCGGTTCTGCCGCATCTTGACGACGCGGCTGACCTTGTCGGATCCGGCCGCGATCTGGAGGTCGGCGAGCTTCGCTTTCACGACCCTGTTCCCGGCATCGAGGGGGACGCCGGCGCGGTCCAGGGCGGCGGCGATGTACTCGTCCGTGCCGGGGATCGTGGCCATGCCGGAGACGGGCTCCGTCTCGTACGTCATGAGGACGTGGCGGGTGCCGCCGAGGGCCCAATGGTCGCCGTCGCGGCGGGACTGGCGCAGCAGGACGAAGTCGTCGGGGCCGATGCCGGTGCGGGTGTGGGTCCTCTTCAGGGTGAGAGTGCCACCGCCCTGATACCCGAGCTCCCATACGTGGTCGACGTCCTGGGTCTTCGCGGAGGAGCCGCGGCCGCCTCGGTCCTTGTCCTTGCCGAAGTGGTCGAGGCGTACGGACGCGATGCGGTCGCGCTTCAACGGCAGAAGGGTGTGCCGGTACAGGGAGAGCCAGGTGTCTGCGTCGTTCTCGGGGCCGCCGATGAAACGGGACACGGTGTCGATGACGACCAGCTGCGCGCCGGTGGCCTTGACGAGGGCGATCAGGTCGGCGCCGCCGCCCGCGGTGTCGAGGGGTCGGATGGGCGGGAAGCTCGCGTAGCGGAGTTCGCCCATGTGGCGCGGCCCGGCGCCGAAGGAGAGGAATCGTTCCTGGACCTGCTCCTGCCCGTTCTCCGCGTCGAGGTAGAGGATGCGGACGGGGTCCTGCGGGGTGTCGCCGAGGAAGCTCTGCCCGGTGGCCATGCGCCACATCCACTCCTGCGCGAACAGGGACTTGCCGGCCTTGCCATCGCCGACGAGGGTGATCTGCTGGCCGGGGCCCATGAGCTTGCCGGGCAGGAGCTGGATGGCGCCGAAGTCGGTGGTGAAGAAGGCGTCCCAGTTGAGGAGGCTGGCGACGAGGTGGGCGGGTCCGCGGCCGGTGTTCTCGCGGAGGGCTTCGCCCTGCTGGAACTCGGCTACCAGGGCGGCGAGGTCGTCGCCGTCGGCCTTCTGGTCGATGGCCTGCTTGAGGCGGGTGGAGTGTTCGTCGTAGCGGCGCTGGCGGGCGGTCTCGGCGACGCGCTCGGCGAACGCGGCGGCCATCATCGGGGAGATGGGGGTGCCGCCGAGTTTGTAGATGAGGCTGCCGCCGTCGACGCGGTGGAGCTGGCCCTGCTTTTCGATCTCGGCGCGTACCAGGGCGGGGTGGGACTGCTGGCCGGTGGCGTGGATGCCTGCGGCGGTGTCCCAGATGAGCTGGTGCTGCGGTTTGTAGAGATCTTCGCGAGTGATGAGGAGGGAGCACTCGTCGTACGCCTGCTTGGAGTGCATGACGACGCCGATGACGTACTCCTCGGCCTCCAAGTCGCAGGGGGGCGTCCGCGTCAAGCCGTCGTCGACCGCAGCGTCGTGCGGGGGCAGCTGGCGGACGTTGGTCACGCTCGTCTCCTCAGAAAAGTCTGGTTGGCGGGCACTGGTGGGTGGTGAGGTGTTGGTGTGGGCAGTGGGGTGGGTGTCGGCCGCTGGTCCAGCGCAGGCGGAGGGCGCCGAAGGGTCGGCGGGGCAGGCACCAGACGAGGTCGTGCGCCGTGCTCGCCGCGAGCGCGGGTCCGTACGGGCGGGGTTCGTCCGGGCGGGGTTCGTCCGGTGCGGGGAGGCCGACGCAGGCCTGGACGGCGGCGACTTGGCCGACGAGCTGGACGAGGAGCGGGGCGCCGCACGAGGGGCAGCGCTGGGGGCTACTGCCCCTCGTGCGGCCGGCCATCAGGCGGGGGTCCCGTTCAGGATTGGCGTCGACACACCGTTGGCGATCTCACCGAGGACGTCCGCGAAGGCGGCCTTGATGCGCTCCTCGGGCTGCTCCAGCTTGAAGCCGAGCGCCAACTGCCCGCGATCGGTGCGGTACTTGAAGCGGGCGGTCATCGAGTAGACGTCGGCGCCCTCGAACGGCGGGACTGCGATCTTGAATACCTCGGGGATCGCCAGGTCGCCCTTCGTGCCGGCGGACGCCTTGGTGTCCTCGACGTAGGAGAACTTCCGCTCGCCGGACTGGAGTCGGCTGGACGACTGGAACTCGGCCTTGGTGGTGGCCTTGATCGACTGTGCGATCTCCAGCATGGTCGCGGCGTCGGGCTCGACGAGGTGGTGGATGTGGTCTTCGAGGAAGTTCGCGAACTTGTCCTGGTCGACGAGGAGGCCGTCCAGCTTGAGCCAGTCGGTCCAGGCCCTGGTGGGCCGCAGGGAGAGCGTGAGGCGGTGGTCGCCGAAGCCGGGCTCGTCGGCGGCGTGGGCGTCGAGGACTGCGGTGACCGACAGGTCTTCGACGTCGGAGTAGACCTCGGTGGCGTCGTCCTTGTGCTTGGCGTAGTAGGCGAGGAACGAAACGGCATCGCGGACGGTGGTGCGGCCGGTCTTCCTGGGGAGTTCGCCGGTGTACTGCGGCCCGGTGAGGTCGACCTGGTGGACGCCGATGGGGGTGTTGAAGGCGTAGATGCAGCCCGGCTCCAGCTCGTGCGGCTGGAGGGTGCGGACGGCGGTGTCGATGATGGCCTGTGCTTCGCCTGGGGCGGAGACGAGCTCGGCGCTGGGGTAGTTGGTCACGGGTCAGATGTCCTTGATCTCGGTCTTGGTGGTGGGCAGGTCGCGGATGTCGAAGGACGCGAGCTGGCGGGGGTCGTTGCGGCTGGCGTTGCCGTCGTCGTCGACGAAGTAGAGGGACGGCGGGGTGGACGCCTTGGGTGCCTTGAGGACGCTGTCGATGGAGATCACGACGGGTGCGCCGTCGACGTGGCCCTTGGGGGGCTCGACGGCGATGGTGATGGTGAGTGAGCCCTTCTTGCCGTGCTCGTTGACTGCGGCGAGGAGCTGGTGGAACTCGCTGCTGATCTCTTCGTTGGAGCGGCCGGCGAGGTGCTGGACGAAGAACGCGGCGAACTCGGCGCGCTGTGGCTCGGTCTCGGTGTGCTGTGCGGTCATGTGCGGTGGTGCCTTTCTGGTTGGTGGTGCTGGTGTGGTTTTGGTGGGCCGGGCGCACCCCCGTTTGGGGAAGGGGGGGTGCACCCGGTGGCGGCCGCGGCGTGGGGGACGCCGTCAGGTCGGCCGCCGGTCAGGTGGTCTCAGCGGGAGCTGTCGCCGACCGCCTCGTTGTCGACGACGACCAACTCCCAGGCGTCGCCCGGCTCGTCGCCCTGCGCCTTGATCAGGCCGGTGGCGGTGTGGTCGAACGTGAACTTCTCGAAGCCGGGCTGACCTTGGGCCGCCGCGCCGGGCTTGAGGAAGTGGTCGATGAGGTACTGCATCCACGCGGTGGCGCTGTAGAACTTCTCGGCGCCGTTCCAGCGGATGCCGGTCCCGTCGTCGGTGGACTCCCAGTTGCACCACAGGGACGGCTGGCCCTCGGGTGGGGTGTTGTAGCCCGGGTAGTCGTAGGCGCAGTCGGCGGTGGAGTACGGGCCGTCGGGCCGCTGGTGGCGGCGGCTGTCGGCGAACTCGGCGAGGTAGGCGATCTCGGCCGGGTTGAGCGGGGGCTCGACGGCGACTTGGCCTTCAAAGCTGGTGGTGTAGCCCATCGTGGTGTTCTCCTTGAGGTGTGGTGCCCCGCCGGTTTCCGCCCGGCGGGGCGCTGTTGTCGGGCGGTCAGGCAGTCGTGGGGCGGCAGTTGGGCCGGTGGTCGCCGATTGGGTTGGCGCGCATGAAGTCACGGACCTTGTCCCGGCCGGTTGCCCGCTTGTGAGTGCCGCACGAGGTGCACAGGAAGTCCGCTATCGGGGTCTGGCCCCAATCGGTGCGGCGGACCTGGACGCCGCCGAGCCAGCCGTTCATCCGATGCCTCGTGCCAGGTCGGCGCGTTCCTGCGCGGTGAGGCCGCCGTAGATGCCGTAGCGGGCCGAGCCCTCCGCGCCCATCACCTCGTCGAGGCACCGCGCACGGACGGGGCAGCGGGCGCACACGTTCTTCGCCTGCCGGACGCGGGCCTTGTCGTCGGTGAAGAAGTCCTTCAGGTCGTAGCCGAGGCAGGCGGCGTCCTTGGTCCAGCCCGCGGGCTCGATGGTCTCGGTCACCTGCTGCTGGCCCCTCATGCCGCAGCCCGCTGCTGGCGCCGGCGGTGGGCCGTGTACATCGCGTACCGCTGCCCGGCCGACTTGCCTCCGCGGACACCGAACCGGTTGCTCTTCGCCCGGCCGCCCTCCTCACGAAGCGCGTCGACGAGGCAGGCCCGCTGCACGGGGCATCCGGCGCAGATCGTCTTGGCGTAGTTGATGCCGGTGACGTCGCCGGGGCTGGGGAAGAAGGTGTTGTCGTCGACCTCGCGGCAGACGGCCAACTCCCGCCAGTCGGGGGCGGGTTCGGGGCGATGGTTCATGCCGTCACCTCTCCGAAGATGGCCGCGAACGCCTTGTCGGCCCACTTGTTCGTGGCCCGGATCCGCTGGTCCTCGACACATGGCCCGGCCACGCAGTCCTTCACCTCGCAGCTGGCGGCGACGGTGACCCTGCCGATCGGGTCGCGGCCTCGGTGGAGGCGGAAGGCGATCCGGCGCGCGTAGTGCACGCGGCCCGCGAACACCACCTTCGGGGAGCCGTTGTTGACGGGCCCGGTCCACTCGACGTGGCCGTTCTCGGTGGGCTGCGTGTACTGGCGGAAGGCTGCTTCGAGGGTGGTCGGCAGGAACGGACGCGTTGTGGGCGCGGGCAGGCCCATGGCTTCGCGGGTGCGTTGCACGGTGAGCGGGGCGACGTGGAGTTGGCGGCAGATGTGGATCTGTGGGACGCCTGCCTGGAGGCGTTCTGCGATGTCCTGGCGGATTTTCATGAGGTGGCCGCCTGTCGGTCTTCGGCGCGCCATCGGTTGATCGTGCGCTGAGCGACGCTGAGTCGCCTGGCGATCTCAGGCGCGCTGCATCCGTCTCCGGTGAGGTGCCAGCAGGCGAGCCTCGCTTCCGCGCGGGACAGGATGGGCAGTGGGCGCAGGCCGAGGAGGACGCGCTGCACGGCGCTCTCGTCGATCCCCGGGTGGTGCGGGCGTTGGACACGGGGCGTGTACCGGAACGGTCGGACGCTGTCCGTGCGGGACGCCGGGCGTTGCGGGCGCTGGGCAGGCCGTTGCGGGCGCGGGCGGCGGGTGCGGGTGTGGCGCTCGATCTGGCGGGCGCCGCCGCGGTAGTGCTTGGCCTGTCCGCGGTCGCCTTCGAGGTCGGCGATGGCGCGGAGGAGGGCGGCGAAGTGGAGGGCTCGGCCGGGCTTGAGGCGGATGGTGATCTCGATCATGAGGTCACCGCCGCGAGCGGCCACACGTGGATGACGCAGCCCGGCACGGTGAGTACGTCCTCGGCGTCCGTCTCTGCGTACCACTTGCCGAGGCGCACGTACTCGACCACCCGTGCGTCGTCCTTCCACACGACGCCGGTGAGGGCGTCCTCGGTGGAGCGGACGAGCTTCGACAGGTCCGGCATCCCCGAAGGGCGGGTCGGTGCCGTGTCGCGGAGCAGGTGGGCGTTGCGGCCCGTGCGGTAGTGCCCCTTGGGCCGGTCGAAGGTGAACGTCATGGCGACGGCGAGCGGGCCGTCGAGGACGGTCCAGTCGGTCAGGGGCTCGGTGATGGCGAGGGCGGCGTGCTTGACGTCCTGCCGCCAGGGCTTCACCTTCTTCGACGACTCGATCATGATGCCGCGTCCGACGTGGCGCTTCGAGCCCTGGGGGGCGGGGAGGCCGTGGACGGTGATGGTGATGGCGGGCCGGGGCAGCGCCGCTGCGGGGGTGGCCAGGACCTCGGCGCCGAAGAGCGTGCTCACGCGTCCCCCTCAACAGCGGCCATCGGGTCGGGGCTCGGGTTGCGGCAGTCCATGCAGATGAACTGCTTCGTGACCCGCGTCCGGAGGTGAAGCGTGACGATGCGCTGACTGGCACAGAGAGCAGCCGTACGGTCGAGCGCCTCCACCGGCCGGAGCAGCAGCGGATGGGCGGGCCTACGGTGCTGACCGGACGGCTCCGGCCGTACGAACCAGCGGCCCGCTACAGCGGCGAGGATGAGCGCGCTCATGAGCGACGCGGCGCCGACGGCGATCTGGTCGTTCATGCGGCACCACCGCACGTGCAGCGCAGGACGGCGGTCTGGAGGATGTCGAGCTGCGCCTGGAGACCGCGGGCACGCTCGTTGTCGCGGGCGGCCAGGGTCAGCGACGACGGCATGGTGCCGGTCCGGCCGCCCTCGATGAGCCGCTTGCCCTTGACGATGTCGAGGGCCTCGCGGCGCTGCTCGGCCGCGACCAACTGGCCCTTCTCTGCGTCGGCCTGGACGAAGTGCTCGGCACTCGTCTTGGCCGCGGCCTTGAAGGCGTCCCGCTCCTCGCAGGCAGTGTCGCGCTCCTTCATCAGACGCGCTGCCTCGGCCCGGAGGCCGGCCATGTCCCGCTCGTAGCGGGCACGGGAGATCAACATCAGAGGGCCTCCTGCTCGGTCGCGTGGGCGAGAGCGTCCGCGTGGTCGTAGTCGGTGGTGAGGTCGAGTCCGGCCTGCGCCAGCTCGAAGGCGAGGTCCGAGAGGGTGTAGTCGTCGCCGCGGTTGTTCGCGACGACGAGGCGGGCGACCGTCGACCGCAGCGCGGCCTGCTCGGTTTCTGCGAGGAGGAGCCGCTTCACGACCGTCGGCACGACCAGGCGGACACGGATGGCCGTGCTCTCCGCCGGCCGGTCGTCCGACCGGATCGTCGTCAGCAGTCCGCGGACGGCGTCGGGGGTGGCCGGGTTGGCGGGGCCCAGTACGGCGCGGATCGCGGCCAGTTCCTGGCTCGTCATCGGGTTCACGCGGCACCGCCCGCCTGCGGGTCCGGGAGCGGGCGCAGCGGCCACGTCCCATCGATCACCGCGTTCGCGTCGTGCTTCTCCCCGGACTTCACCGGGTCCCTCAGCCACCGCTGGTATGACGCAGTGTCCTCGCGCGCCCACCCGATCTGGCGGCGGTGCAACTCCTCGACATTCACGAACGCCAGGTCGTTGAATCGGTCGTACGGACCGCGCCGGTTCCGCAACTGCTGCACCCAGCCGGGCCGTTCCTCCGGCCGGGTGTGGGCGATCGCTCCGATCCGGTAGGCGGCCCGCGCGGACTGGAGGGCGTCGTACGCGGCCCCGTGCGCGGCCTCCTCGTCCCAGCCCAGGCCGTACGTCTCGGCCGTGGTCCGCATCTGGTACGGGCCCTGCGTCTCCGACACCCGCCGCCGGTACGGGGCGGCGTGCTTGTCGCAGACCATCGTGTCGATGACCCGCGTCAGGGGCTGGCGGCAGATCCCTTCGAGGGTGTCGGCGAGGTGGCGGCGGCACTCGCGGTCCAGGAGGGTGAGGTCGTAGCTGCCGAGATTGTGGCCGACGAGCGGGATGCCGGCAGCCACAACTTCGGCGACCTGCTTGACGATCTCGCCGACGGCCTGCTCGGCTACAGCGCCGTGCTCGGCGAGGTACTCGTCGGTGAGGCCGTGGACGGCGATCGCGCCCGGTTCTTGGGCGATGCCGGGGTTGATGGTCCAGGCGCTCATGTCGGTGTTGAGTCCGCCGCCAACGAGGATGAGGGCACAGGAGACGATGCGGGCGGTCTCGGGGTCCTTGTCCGAGCTCTCGAAGTCGAGGGCGGCCATGCGCTGGACGTGCCAGGGGGCGGTCACTGGCCACCCCCGGCGGTGCGCTCCTTGCCGAGGCGGACGACCATGTCCGCGATCCGCTCCTCTTCACCCGTCTCGTTCGTGACGAGCGCACCGAGCTGGTTCGACTGCCGCAGCTCGTAGTAGATCTGCTTCAGCCGTCCGGCGCTGGTCTGCGGGTGGGCGATCTCGTCGAGGTACTGCACCGCGGATCGCACGGGTGCCTCACCGCGCTCGATGTACGAGGAGTCCGGCTCAGCGTCGTGTGTCGGGGTCAGGCCCGAGGAGAGCAGCAACGTGCGCAGAGCGACGGACTGTGCTTTCGTCGTGGCCTTGTCGGCCAGGTCCAGCGCCTCGCCCATGGTCTGCAAGGTGAGGGTGTCACCTCGCGGCCCCATGATTTCCCAGGTGACTGTGACGGAGCACTCGCGCATCTTGCTGCCGGACTTGGCGGTCTTGTCGCCGTACTCGGCGGTGGTCTTCACGGGGAAGATATGCACGCCGTGCTTGAGCGTGACCGGTCCGAAGGTGTTGACGACGGTGTCGACGCCGCGGAAGTTGAAACGCGTGCCGGACTGGTTGTACAGCTCGCCCTTGCCGATGGCGCGGATCTCGCGGCGCACGCGGAGCCACGCGATGTGGACGGGCACCATTTCCGGGTCGTCGGTGCCGGGCTCGTAGTCGGCCATCGGGTCCGGCGCCGGGGCGAAGGCCCCGGCGGCCGGCGCATCCTCGGCCGGACTCGCGGCGGCTTCGGCGCGGCCGGCGGCTGCGGCTGCCCGCTCAGCGATCGTGCTCATGCGTTGTGCTCCTCACGGACGCTGCGGGGAATGTTCAGCTGGTAGTGGGTGCGGCCCTCGACGCAGTCCGCGTAGGCGTCCGGCCAGCGTTCGGCCAGCCGGGCCAGGTCGGTGGTCCGCTTGGCGCGCTCGTCGAGCGACACGTGCACCCGGTCCAGGACGGTGGCCGCCTCGGCTCCGGCGAGACCGGCGAGGATGCGGGCCTTCGCGCTCTTCTTCCGCTTCTCGGCGGCGGCGACGACCTGGTGCGCGTCGAGGTACTCGGCGACGGCGTCCTGGGTGTCGACGTCCCGGGTGATGTCGACCGTGCCCGCCCGGTCGGGGTGGAGGCGCCCGTACAGGTCGAGGAGGACGTCAGGGTCGGCGTCGTGCGCGAGGACCGGCTGGCGTCGGTCAACGATCTGTTGCCACGCCCGCTCGCCTGCGGCGCGTAGGTCGGCGACGAGTTGCTCGTGGTCGCGGACGCGGATCACGTACTGCCGGTAGTCGTTCCCGCCGATCAGTACTGCGGCGTGGACGTGGTCGAAGCCGCAGACGATGGCCTGCCACAGCGTCTGCACGAGGACGTCGTCGGCGACACCGGCCAGGAACTGCGAGGCCTTCATCTTGTCGCGGCACTTGATCTCGACCGCGCAGCGCTCGTCGGCGTCGGCGAGCGGGCACTTCAGGACGCGGCGGTCCAGGGTGCACATCTCCCACGGGCGGTCGACGTGGGCGACGAGGCCGACGCGGCGGACCACGGAGCGGTTGCGGCGGGCCCACTCGCGGGCGACGGTCTCCTCGAACGCGCGCCCCCACAGGGCGGGCTCGCTGTCGTCGGACTCCAGCGGCAGGCCGCCGGTCTTGTCGTGCCACACGCTGAGGGCGTTGCCGTAGCGGCTGATGCCGAGGATCGCGGCGATGTCGGAGGAGCCGATGCCTGCGCGGCGGGCGGTGAGCCACGCGGCGCGGTCGGCGTCGGCGGGGAGGATGAGGCGGCCGGTCGGTGTGACGCGGCGGCCGGCGGCCGGGGCCTGGCTGGCCCCGGCGTCGGTGGTGGTCGTCATGAGGTGGCGCCCTTCGAAGCGAGCGTGTAGTAGCGGGAGTTCGGCCGCTCGTGCAGCCGCAGGAATCCGGCGTGGGCGCGCTGGGACAGGAACCGGCGGGCGTCAGCGCGGTGCAGGCCGCGCCCGTAGCGGGCGAGGTACAGCTGCTGGACGCGCTTGGTGGTCCACTCGCCGCCCTCTTCGCGGATGGTGGTGTCGAGGACGGTGTCCCAGTCGGCGGGCCAGGTGATGGCGGGAGTGCGCTCAGACATCAGCGACACCGCCGTTCAGCACCCTGACCGCCTGCTCGAACGACAGCGGCGCCAGCAGACTGCGCAACAGGAGGTCCGCCATCCGGCAGTCGTCCGCCTCGCACTTCCACGGGCCGACCACCGGGGCGAACCGCTGCGGCGCGCCGTACTCCATCGGGTCCGGGCACCGGCACACCGACTTCCGCGCGGTGCGGCGGGCCACCATGCGGGCCTTGATCTGCGCCTGCGTCGGCTGCACCCACAGGTGGGAAGGGCGGCCAAGGAGCGAGCGGCGACCATGGAAGCGCCGCTCAAAACCGCACTGGCGGCAGCCGTACGGCGTCGGGGGCTGTCCCTCGGGCCAGCGGATGTTGCCGTGGTGCATGCCGGTCTCGACGTCCTTCCAGCCGAAGCCGGAGGGGTGGCGCCATGTGGAGAGCCACTGCTTCATGAGGCACCTGCCGGGCGCTGTGCCGGGATTGCCGCAGCCGGGGCCGGGGCCACCGCGCGCAGCCGGTCCGCGAGCCGCATGACCGCGTCTCCGTACAGCGGCAGCTCGTACCCGAGCGCCGTGCACAGCTTCTCGACGAGGCAGTCCTCCGGCTCCCAGCCGTCGTGGGCACGGGCCTGCCCGCGGTCCTCGGCGATCTCCATCAGGAGGTCGAGGAGGTCCGGGTTGTCGGCCAGCGTGATCAGCGTGGCCGTGAGGTACGACTCCAGGTCGAGCATGGCTCCGGCCGGGATGCGGCGGACGTACACGCGGTGGGGGCCGGTGATGGCGGGGCGGCGGAACAGGCGGTGCAGGTGCAGGCGGATGCGGTTCACAGGGCACCATCCGGGATGAGGGCGGCGGCCATGCGGCCGACCACTACGACGAGGAACGCGAGGGAGAGCAGCCAGATCACTCGGCACCACCCGTCTCGACGGCGCCCGGGGCAGCGGGCTCAGGGCCCAGCTCGCACTCCAGCTGGTCGGTGTAGATCACCGACGAGCCCTTGTCGATGGCACGCTCGACGATCGCGTGGACGTCGGCCCACCGCTCACGCTCCGCGTCACGCCATGCGATCCCCGCCTCCAGCTCGGCGACCCGAGCCCGCGCTCGGTCCAGCGCCGCAAGTACCGGCTGGTGGTTGGCGATCTCCTCCCGAGCCTGCGACGCCTTGATGCGCAGACCGCGCACCTCGGCCACGAGTTCGGGAACGTCGAAGTCCGTCAGACGATCCAGGTCGTCCTGATCGGTCTCGTCCGGCATGGCGTACTGGCTGGCGAGCCGCAGCGCGCGGGCCACGATCGCGTCCAGGTCAAGGGCGGTCCGCGCCGGACTCACCGGCATCGGCAGCACATCCGCCGACCCCGCAATCCCATGCGCCGCCAACTCCGCCAACGTCGCCATCAGAAACTCGGGGCACGAGCACGACCCGGTCACCGCGTACAGGCCACGACCCTCAGCCGTCACCGCACGCCGCAGCCACACCACGCCGTCCCTCGTGTTCACGACCAGCGGGTCGCGCGACGCCGGGTGCCGCCTGGCCTCGCGCTCCTCGAACGCGGCCTGCATCTCGTCGCGGTTCGCGTCCTCGGCCAGCCACTTCCAGATCGAGTTCCAGGCGGCGGTCGACGAGGAATTCGATGCGATCCCGCCGTGCAGGATGTAGTCGTTGACCACGTCCAGTACCTCCGGCCACGCCCGGTCCTTCAGGCCGTGGAAATGGTCCGAAGGCAGCAGCCAGGACGCGCGCGCCACCTCGGGCACCTGCACGTACACCTGGGTCTGGCGGCCGGTCGAGGCCATGTCGTATGAGTCGAGCGAAACGCGGACAATGATCGAGTCCGTCATGCCGCCACCGCCGAAGTACCGCGAGCCGCCCACTGGGAAGCCGTGAACGTCTCGTACGACACCACGCGCACCGGCACGCCACACACGCTGAACTCGGACGTCGTACGCAAGGCCGGGCCACCGTGGTAGCCGTCCTCCTCCACGGCCTCCGCCGTTTCACCGAACGCGCGGGCCCAGGCGTGGACCTCGTCCTCCGTCCACGCCTGCAAGACGAGACGTGCACCGTCCGCCTTGGCCTCCGGACGAGCGTCCATCAGCGGCGGAAGGTCGGCCATACGCTCGGCCATGCTCTCCAGGGCGCGGCGGATGCGGTCGACGTTGCGCTCCATGGCCTCGACCGCGAGTGCGGTGCCGGTTGCAGGGTCGGTAATCTCAGTGGTCACGGGGACCTCTCTTTCGTTCGGGTGATGGGGTCGCCGAGTCGCGGGGTCGCTCAGGCCGGGAAGTCGGAGCGGCCCTTCGGCGCGTTCAGAGGGGAGTTCAGGAGGCGGCGGCGAGCTGCGCGCCGTGCTCGGCCATCCACGCCTTGACCTCGTTCAGGTCGAAGCGGCGACCGCGAGCACCGAACGGCTCGACCGGCATTCCGGCCTTGATCCACTGGAGGATGGTCCAGTCGGAGACGTCGTAGTAGGTCTCCAGCTGCTTCTGGCTGAGCAGCGGGGTGAGACCGGCCGGCAGGGGGGTGGCGCGGTCAGTCTTCTTCGGCATGAGACCTTGACCTTTCTACTGTTGAAGTTGAAGGTGTGGGCATGGCAAAGAGGTCCTGGAGGGGGGCGTTCGTCTCCTTGTGGAGTGCCGAGGCGACGAACCAGGCCGTCCTCAGTTCGCACGCGCCGCGTGCGGACTTGCCCTGCCCCACGAGGTGTCCGACGGTGGCCGGGCTGATGCCTTTCCCGTCCGGGTCCACCCGTCGCGTCGCTTTCGCGAGCTGGGGGATGGAGAGGCCGGCGCGGGTCATGGCGTCTCTGAGCGGCTTGCCGTCGTCCTTGCGGTGCAGCTTGGGCATGAAGCGACCTCGTGCCGGGGTGTTGGCTGGTTTGCCCCTGCTGGGGCGTTGCGACATTTCTACAGTAGAAGTTGAAGTCGAGGCAAGGGTTTCGCCGTGTCTCGCCGAGATTGGCCTTGGTGGGTGCGATCTTCGAACGTCTGTTCTAGGCTGGCGGCATGTGTCGATCACGACGGCGTGTAGTGGGGAGACCGCGCGCCGCTATGTTCTCGCCATGCCTTCTACTTTTACTTGCGGAAAGTAGAAGGGCGCAGGCAGTCTTGCCCTGTGGAGAACCCTGAACGCTCCGTCGGCGAGACGGCCGAGACCTTCGCGCAGGCGCTCGCCGTCTTGAAGGACACGTACGCCGTGTCCGACAGTGAGATCGCGCGCCGCCTCACGGCGCACGGGGTGCAGGTGTCCGTCGCGGCGGTCAACACCTGGGTGCACGGCAAGCGAATCCCTCGCGCCGCCACGCTCCACGCGCTCGCCGAACTGTTCCCCAAGTTTCCGATTGAACGGCTACGAGCCGCCGCCGGAAAGAGGGCGCCCGGCCCGCTTCCGGCGGACAGGCGGGAAGAAGTTCTCAACATCTTCGACCGGCTGACCGACGAACAGGCGCAGGTGCTGTTGATCGCGGCCAGGGCCGTGGCGGACACCAATCCGCAGTAGGCCTGACGGGCCTTCAGGAAGTCGCGTACAACCCTTCGTTGCCTTTCCGGGTCTGACCCAAATGGACCCCGTCACTCCCCGTTAGTGTGTGCGCACAAAACTGGCACAGAGTGGTCGCATATTCCACCAGACGGGGGTACGGTCAACCGCACAGCCGACGTTCTCCCCCGCGGCTTTCACTGACCACACGTGTAACTCGGGGGAGCGCCCATGTGCATTCGCGTCCAGTACGCACCTCGCCACCTGCTTGAGGAGCCCTGGGACCCCGCTCGGCAACTGGTCACCCTCCCCGCGGAACTGAATGCCGAGTTCGCGCTTCGAGCCCTTCTGGTCGTACTTCACGAACTCGACATTCAGCAGGGCCAGTTGGGTGCACGCTGTTGGTGCGGGGAGCCGATCCGGCTCCTTCCCCGCATCCCACAGCAGCGACGGAGTGACGAGGTGGTGATCCACCATGGCGCATAAGAACGTACCCATTCAGATCCCTAGCCGTACGTGCGGCTGTCGAGACTGTCTCATCGACTACCCGCCCAAGCTCTACGGCCAGCGCCCTCCCCAGAACGAGTGCACGGGCCTATGGCGAGTCCGCTGGCGCAGCGCGGGCGGCAGCTGGCGATCGAAGGCCCTGCCCTCCTGTAGCGACGCACAACAGTTCCTTGCGCAGGTCAAGCTGGAGGTGGCTGCCGATGGCGCGTAAGGCGCTCAACAACCCGCGGCAGATCGAGAGCAAGGTCTGCGGCTGCCCACAGTGCCTGGAGAAGTACCCGCCCGCGAAGTTCGGAGAGCGGCGCCCCCGGGTCAACTGCATCGGATCGTGGCAGGCCCGCTACCGCGATCCCACCGGAAAGCAGTGCTCGAAGAACTACCCCATCAAGGACGGCGGCGAGAAAGCCGCGAAGGCCTTCCTCGATGACATCCGCACCCGCGTGCGGCAGCGCACTTACCGGGATCCCGAGCGAGGCAAGATCCTCCTCGGGAAATGGTGGGAAGAGTTCTGGGAGGTTGAGCAGAACAAAGTGTCCACCACCACCCGGATCCGGAAGCTCGGCCTCTGGACCAAGTACATCGAGCCAGCGTGGGCCGAGTACAAGCTGATCGACCTGGAATACATGGCCCTTCAGAAGTGGCTCACCCGCAACGTGAAGGGGTGGGAGACGCAGAAGAAGACGAAGGAACTCCTCGTCGCCCTCCTCGACGCGGCCATCAAGGACGGCGAGCGGATCAGCGTCAACCCGGCTGTGCACCTCACCATGACCGCGACGAAACCGGTGAAGCATCCGGACGACCTGAAGCCACCGACGGCTGCGCAGTACGACCTCATCCATGCTGCGCTGCCGCCCTACTATCAGCGGATCTTCCGCGACTTCGCATACGAGACAGCCATGCGCCCGGGCGAGGTCGCTGGGGCACGCCTCCACTGCCTCGACGAGGAGGAACGCCTGCTGTACGTGAAGGAGATCCTCGTCAGCGACGGCGGCCGACTCCTGCGGCAGGCGATGCCCAAGACCGAGGCTGGCTTCCGGGCGGTGCCACTCACGCCGACGGCGTGGGAGGCCGTGCAGTGGATGATCGGGAAGTGGAAGCCGAAGGCGACCCGCTCGGCCACTGGTGATGGTTCCGTCCTTCACCGCGAGGAGCTGATCTTCCGGGGTCCGCGTGGTGCCGCGTTGAACATCAACAACATCCGCCGGCCGTGGCGGAAGGCGACCATTCAGGCAGGCGTGGCGCGGAAGGTGGTGAACCCGGAGACGGGGCGGCCGGAGTGGTGGCCGCGGCCGTACGAGTACCGGCACGACGTGACCAGTCGTCTGCATCTTCAGGGTGTGTCCGAGCGGGACACGCAGGCCTTCCTGGGCCAGAAGAGGGGCGGCAAGGTGACATGGCTCTACACGCACGAGAGCGAGGGCGCGCGCGAGAACGTGCGTGCCGCGCTGACGGGGGAGATGGTTAGTGGACTCCGGGCCGTTGAGTGATCGAATGGGAGTGGAATCCACAAAGAGTCCACAAGGTACCCTCGGGGCGACTCGGCGGTACTCGGAGTGGCTTCAACCCAGTGGGGCGCGAGGCAGTGAATCCGGCTCGGTGAGTCTCGGCGAGACACGGAAGCACTGGTCAGCGGGACAGAAGCCCTTACAAGGCGAATGTCGGCGGTTCGAAACCGTCCGCGCCCACCAGGATAAGTGTGAGGTCAGCTCACGGTTCGGCCCCTCGTCCATGTTCGGATGAGGGGCCGATTCCATGATCGCGGCTACATCGCGGCCACAAACCCCCGAGGGTCGACTCCGGGCCCGACCGAACCGGCGCCCTTTCGCACAGCCGCGCATGGAGGACCACCGTGGAACCGGCGCCGGTGGCCTGGTCGATGGGAGGCTCGATGCACTCCTCGCCCGGCCGGATCGGCTGATCGCAGCGACCGCAGATCATCGGCGGTACTCCCGCATCAGGTGGCGCAGGGTCACGCCCGTCTCACACTCGTCCAGCGTCTGCGCCGTCTCACACAGCCCGCACCCTGGTGCGTGTCCGAGCAGGACGGCATACGCGGTGTCGTGCACGCAGCGCCGACAGGCCCGCGGATACCAGGACACAGCCTCACCGGCACGCTGCGTCTGGCGGACACCCAGGTTGACGGCCGTGCCCGTGGTGAGGGACTCACCGCCCCACACGCAGGTGATCCCGCGCACCTGCTGGTCCGACAGGCGGCCGAGCGCAGGCAGGGCGAGTAAGGCGAGCGCGTCGAGGATGGTGGTGTGCGCGTGTTCGCTCGACATGCCTCAGGCCTCCACGGTCACGGTGATCCGACTCACACACCCGACCGTAGAAGCTGAGCAGGACCAGAACGCTCACAGATATGTGAGCGCTGTGAGCACTACAGGCCGATCCAAGCGGCCATGTGGTTGAGCTCGTCGGGCATGCGGCGCGAGATGTGCACGAGACCGCTGATCGTCTCGCGGGCACCCGGGTGGTAGCGAGTCTGCTCCGGCGCTCTCCGCCGAGCTTCGACGAGGTGCTTGAGCGCTGTACCGGGAAGGCCGGTCTCCATTTCGGCGCGCGCCCGGTCGATCAGGAAGTGCGCTCGCCGAGACGTCGCGAGCGGAGTTGGCAGCCTCATCTTCCGGGCCTGCTTCACCGCCTCGTAGTACTCACGCATCTCGACGGCCGCAGACATCCTGTGGAGAGCCACGTTCGTTGGGCCGAAAGACAACCAGTGAACACCGGACGCGTCGCCGATGCTCTTGGCGATGTTTTTGGCTTCGGAGATGTGCCGGTCGACGCCAGTCTGATCCTTCGCGCGCGCACAGATCACGGACGCGCCGAGGTGCAGTTGCCCGGTGACGGCGAGGGCTTCACGGGTCTGCTCTGCCTGCGCGACCATGCCGTGGCCGGAGGCGACGAGCCGCCGTCCGATCACATACTCGCCCTCCCGGAAATAGACGAGGGCGCGCATGTACTGGCGGACCGCCGCCATGCACGGGTCGGAGGCGCGCTGAGCAGCCCAGTCCATGCGATCCAGGGCGACCGCAGACAGGTCGTAGTAGCCGAGCTTCACCGTAATGTCGTGAGCAGTGCGGTATGTGGAGGCCAGCGCTTGCCACAGCTCCGTGGACGGTGACACCCAGGCGGTGTGCGTGAGTTCGGCGATGGTGTCAGGGAGCGCGCGGGCCGCGTTCCGCAGGCGGGTCGCGCGGACCTGCCCACACAAACGGTCCGCTTCGGCGACCAGGACGGCGGCCGGCCGTGCAGTCAGGTCGGGGTTAGCGCCGAGGTCGTACAGATCGAGAGCCTCGCGGATGGGGCGCACCAGCTCAGCGAGCCGGTCGCGCTGCAATTCGGTCACGTAGGGCTGTCCCGTGAGGGTGGTGACGTCGACCTTCAGGGCGCGCGCGACGGCGGCGACGAAGTCCGAAGTCGCTGGCCTGGCCCCGCATTCGACTTGGTTGAGCAGACTGTACGAGTACGGGATGCGTGCGGCGAGCTGGCGCTGCGTGAGCCTGGCCAGTCTCCGCTCTTTGCGGATGCGGGTACCTGTGTGGTCGTCGTCGAGGTTGGGCAT